ATGCCACTCACAGACACCCGCGTTAAAAACGCCCGCCCACAGGATAAGCCCTACACATTACAGGATGGTCAGGGGCTTTACCTCGAAGTCAGACCCACCGGCGCAAAATACTGGCGCTACCGGTACTGGCTCACTCCCACCAAAGATGGTCGATATACTATCGGCGAATATCCTTCCGTTTCCCTTTCCGATGCGCGCCGCGAGCGCGAATGGGCCCGCGAGCAGGTTAAGCGCGGACTTAACCCCACAGACGTTAAAAAACAGCAACGCCAGCGCGCCGAAATCGAATCGGCCAATACGTTCGAACTTGTGGCTAAAGAGTGGATTGAGAAGAAGCGTCCTACCTGGACGAAAGGAACCTGTGAGCAGGTAGAAAACTTTCTAGCGATAAACTGCTATCCGGCATTCGGTAACAAACCAATCCGCGATATCACTGCGCATGAAATTCTTGCGGTGTTAAAAAAGATGGAGAGCCGCGGATCGACGTCTTCCGCGTTAAAAGTGCGGCAATGGTGCTCGGCAATTTTTTGTTATGCGGTTGCCACGCTTCGCGCCGACTCTGATCCGGCCGCCGCCCTGAAAGGAGCAATTATTCCGCCGAAAACTGAAAATTCCCGTTGCCTGACTGGTGACGAGCTGCGCAAATATTTTGCTGCAGCGGAAAGTTACACCGGCCACACACAGACGAAATTATGTTTACAGTTGTTACCATTCTTTTTTGTGCGCCAGGGGGAGCTGCGCGGGGCGGTGTGGACAGAAATAGACTGGGACCAGAATCTGTGGGTGATCCCGGCTGAGCGAATGAAGATGAGCCGCCCACACTCAGTTCCGCTGACTCCTTACACCCGATCTCTACTGGAGAGGGCGAAAGCGCTGGCCGGAGATAATCCGCTTATCCTTCCCGGTGTGAAGAATCCCCGTGCGCCACTGGCCGACAGCACCATTAACCGAGCTATCGTTTACCTGGGGTTTGCAGCGAAGCACATTACAAGTCATGATTTCCGTGCCACCGCGTCAACCACGCTATACGAAATGGGATTCCGGCGTGAGGTTATAGAAAAGCAACTGGCGCATGCCGAAGCTAACCGTGTCGTTGCCGCCTATAACCACGCCGAGTATCTGCCAGAACGGCGAGAGATGATGCTCGCCTACGAGTCCTGGCTTCGAGGTTTTATGCCTGGCTCTGGCTCTTGATTCGCTCGATGTATGGCACGATAGACGATTCAGGCCACTTTGAACGCGGCCCATCCTTCAGAGGGCGCGGTAGTTCCCCGCAACTCACCTTTCGGTAAAGCGTGGCGCGAGACATGCTGAGAACGTCGCATACAGCCTTTACGCTTAATAATTTTTCCATTGATGCTCTCCACTGGCCCCATCCGGGGCCGTTTGATATTTCGTTATCAGCTGTCACGGCGCCATGCGAATGGCAACGGTTCAGGTAAAATCCACAGGTGGCGCATATTCGCCACGTTCACCACGTCGCGTTCCGCCGGGAAAATCTCGACCGCATCCCGGTCTGCATAACCCACTGCGTTTTTGATTTCCTGGAGCGTGTCCCAGCTTATGCCGTCTTTCCAGCGTCCCGCTAACCCCAACTCTCTTGTATTAACAGACAGGCGAATTACACCCCCTTCCTCATGAAACTCCTGCACCAGAAAGCGTGGATTTATCCAGACGTTGGTTCGGCTGGGGTCGTGGAGTTTTTCCGGCCATTGCGCTTTCGGTACCTCTTCAAAACAACAGATCATGGTTTTCCCCTTAAACTCATCACAGGGCTTGCCAGAGCACGTAGCCGGCGCGGTTTATCCATCGGCGTCGCGATGTAGCTGTGTTGGCAGTTCCTGATCTCGACGCGAAGTTTGGTCCCGTCTACCCGGATCATGTAGTCCATGCTTTTGCCGGTCATACCGTAATCTCCGAAACGCTCGTAATGCTCCTGTAGCGCTGCGGCGCAAGCCTGTCGTGCCACGGGAGATTTTTTGCTGCCTCTGTTAATTAGTCTCATCGTTAACCGGGAGGGCGAACCCTCCCGCCTCCCTTAGCCGACATACTCAGGTTTCATATCCAGCAGCGTGATGCTGAATTTCTCGTACAGCTCATCGCCCAGGTGGCGTTTCGCCGCCGTCAGGGTCTGCTCAGCCTTAGCGAACAGCTCCGCTGCATCGGGTTCTCCGGGGTTTGGTAATGAGTTAATTGCGGCTTCAACCTTGTTTCGGTTATTGACCAGGTGGTAACGCTTGGTCGCTTTATTTTTCAACTCAGTAAACAATCCCGCCCCGAGCATGGCTTTTGCTTCATTGATATCGTTACCAACAGATGTTGCCGCATCCAGTGTTTCAGCGGCTTCAATGCGGTCACGGAAATCATCGGCCAGGGCATCGATGTTCGTAGTGCATTCCTGTGCGCTGGTGGTGCTCACATCACTGGTAATTTCCTGGACGCTCATGCGCGGAGCGGGCGCCGGGTTGATCTCTTTCTCGGTGCGCTGCTCCAGGTCATCTTTGTCATAAATTCCCATTGTCACTTCAGGGCAATAGGATCGGGCCCAGTACTTAACAGCGAGGTAGCCGATTTGCTGTTTTGGTGCTGTCTTCCACAGCGGTGAGTTACGGGTGGTGATGTCGGCTAGGTAAAGCGGTTCACCCCAGGTAATATCTGTTTCGCCACGCAGCACGGCACCGACTCGGACAAACAGCCCTGATTCATCACGACTATCCTTTTTCCCAACAATCTTTTCCCAGTCGCCGCCGTACTCGTATTTAAATCGGCCATGAACAACATTCGAGCTGGTGATTAAGGCATTGTAGAGTTGCGCCTCATAACCCAGGACGCCATTAACCAGATGACTCTTCTGGCCCACTACAAACGGATCCATGCCCCAGCGTGCAGCCTGCATGATTATCGCAAGGCAGTCTGATGGCCTGCCTTGAAGATGTTTAGGCACGGTTGCTACGCCCTGAGACATGATGTCTGCCAGTTTCATCATGCGATCCATTACATCAATATTCAGAAGTAGGGATGCGTTATTCATTGTGCTCGGAGCACTCTGATCAATAACTGCTACGTTGCTCTTTTCCATCGTCATTCCCCTTAAGCCGTGCGCAGCGCTTCGAGGCGGCGCATATCGTAGTCGTTCAGTTCGTCGGTGTAGTCGTCAACAATCGGTGCTGGCCACTTGCCGGTATCGAATGCGTTAGCGATGGCGCGCATGGTAGTGCGGTACTCAAGCGCGCCCAGCTCAAGCAGTTCCTGGCTGGCTTCGACAATGGCGATCCAGTGGTAACCTTCGTCTTTGTTCACGAAAATCCAGAAGAACTGATCCAGTGCTGCTGTTTCGGTATACATGGCCGCACTCAGGTGATAATCGCGGTCAATGATTTCGCGGTGGAGCCGGGCACGCAGGCCAGACTGCTTCACGTTCCACATGCTTATCGTCTTGAGGTCAGCCCCGATGCGGATGCCGTTCATATCGATTTCAAGGTCCGGGCGTACGCGGATTTCCAGCCCGGTTTCTTCGTCGATCCCAAAATAGCTGACTTCAACAGCACGCCCCGGGTGCGTCAGGAACTTACCGGCGGTCGGGTGGGCCAGTAACGCTGACTGAATGGCCCGGGCGGTCGCCAGCTGCTGGCGCGTTACCAGAATTTTTTCCTCCGGGTTTTCGCGCCAGGCATCCAGCAGTTCGTCGGCGAACACGGCGTCAGGGTTAACAGCCTTCACGGCCTGAATCAGGTCGGCTTTGGTACCGGATACTTTAAGCGGCTGCGGCTTCTGTGCTTCCTGCGCCACCAGGTCAGGATTAATGATCGCCAGTTGTTCGAGTAACGCATCACGGCTGCCGCTGGTTTTCACCGGCGCGGGCAGGGTGGCGTTGTATTCTTTGATACAGGCTTTCATTGCGGTCGCCGTCTGCTTCTGGTCTGCCGAGATACGCTGGAACTCAGCTGGCAGCGTCATATAGCTCTGCGCTGTCTCTTCCAGACCGCCGCCCAGCGGTACCGGGGCGGGCAGTGTGGCGTTGTGCGCCTCCAGCAGTGCTTTGATATCTTCAGCGCTGAGTTGCGGTGCCAGACTGGCGTTATGTGCGTCGATAAACGTGCGCAGCGTTGCCGTGGTGGTGAATGCGCCTTCCGGGATTTCAGGTTCAATACTGAATTCTGTGTGCAGGTTCTCCGGTTGCAGTGCCAGCGCATGCACCAGGTTACCCATATCCAGCACTTTGGACTGCTCGCGGGAAATGGTCTTTTCAACGTGGCGCGCATTGAAATACATCAGCGATACGCGGGCATCTTTCACCATGGTGGAACTGATGCCGTTCGCGGCGTGGTAAACGTTGTTCGGCAACCCTTCATAGCGGCCTGGTTCGAAGAAAGCCGGGTATTCTGGCGCTGGTGGCTCCTGATGCACTTCTGGCTCGACCTGATTCACTTTTTCGGCTTCTTGATGCGCAGAATCGTCACTCTGATGCACATTTTCCGGTTTTTGTTTCACATTCTCCTGATCATGATTCGCCAGGCTCGGCGCTGCGGCCGCGAAAATTTCTGACGGCGCTACGGCATCTGCCTGCGGATGATCTTCATCAGCGCTTTCGCCTGCTGAAACCGGTGTACCAGCCGGGATTTCGTTACTGACAGCCGTTTCCATCTGCACATCTTCGGTAATCTCCAGTTCTTCGCGCAGGCCTTCGGCCATTTCCTGATAAGTGGCGTCGCCCGTTACCGGGCCGTTGTCCGGATTAATCGGGGTGTTACCGGTCAGCCCTTCGATAGAGAACACTCCAGCGCCGAGGTTTTCGACCTTAGGCTGTGCTGCCGCTTCTTCAGCCCGGCGACGCGCCCCTTCTTCCCGGACGCGCTGTAAGTTCTCTTCGTGAGTACAGAAGGATTTACGCGGCGTTTTATCCCATTTCGGATCCGCCGGGTCGCTGATACCCTCAACATATTCGCCTCGGTCAGCGGCCAGTTGTTTATCCAGGGTTTCACGGCTAAATTGCGCAGCCTCCACAGTTGCAGCATCTGGCTTGGCATGCTGGTGTTCTTTCAGGCTTGCGCTGATGTAGGTTTGCAGGCTGACCGGGAAATGATGGACGTTTTCGGCGGCACCACGGATCAAGGCGAAAATGGCAGCGCGCGAATAGTCCAGGATGCCCGCTGTTTTGCGCAGCGCTGCTGACCATTCCCTGAACGGGCTTTCTTTTTTCTCAATGATTTCTCTGGCGCGGCGGTGAATGGATACAGGCATGTTGTAAATATCGAAATCCATCGGCAGCGTCGCGGCTGCAATTTCAATATCCAGCGTATCCAGGGTGTGCGCATAATCCTGGCTACGATCTGTCGCGATGCCGCCGCCAGCATTCGTGCCGGTGTCTGTGCGCTGAATGGCGGAAATGCGATTTCCTTTGGCCCATTCCTTCACAAGCAGCCCCTTGTCGATATACGCGGTTTCGCTCCAGGCTTTCAGGAACTGCAGCATTACGCCAAGCTCAGGCAATTTTTTATCCTGCGGGAACACTTCCCTGACCGCGTCGGTCAGTTTCCATAGGTCGTATTCCCTGACGTCTTTCAGGGAAGGGGTGTTTTCAGCGGCCAGGAGCAGGTTTTGTACGTACGAGTTATCCACGTCCATTTCCAGTGCGATAAGGGCATTTTTCTGCTCTGCCTGGATGTGGTAGGCGTATTCGCTTTCAGAGATAAACTGAGCGAGTAGACGCTGGCGGAATGGCAGGGTTGCCACGGTGATAAGCTCTGGAATTTCCGCATTCTGCAATTTCTGAACAATGTCAGTTGCGGAGGCGGCGGTAGTATTAATTTCAGGCCAGTCATGAACGATGTCAGCCCACTCTTTAACGAGCTGGGAGCGATCACCCGGGTCAGCTTCCACCCAGACTGTAATAAATCCGTTGATGGCGCTTACTTCGTGGTTCTGCTCCAGTGGGAATAATTCTTTTACAGCCTGAATGAGTTTCCACTCAACATGTGCAGACAGTTCATCAATGCCTGGTACCTCCCGGCAGGCCTGCAGCAGATTCTGGATATAGATATTGCTTTCGTCCGCCTCAGCTGCGCCGATCTGTACGTGCATAGCTTCACTGATTTCTTTTTCTTCAGTGTCGTTAAGCAGGTGTGCAATCAGGCGCTGCGGCAGGCGCAGTCGTGCTACCGGGCGGAGCAGTGCAGGGGCGTCAGCTGCTGGAGTACTGGCTTTAGCGGCAGCGTCTGCAAGCTGCGCGCGTTCGTCCTGAATATTTACGGATTCAGCCGGTTTCGCTTTTGGTAGCCAGGTACGCCCGTCTTCCTGCAGTTCGTAACGATCACACCAGGTAAAGTCGACGACGCCTTCTTCCGGCAGATCATTTACCACCGGGAAATTAGTCAGGACAGGAAGCTGGTAATCATGGCCACGACCCACTTCGATTTCAGCATCTTCGAGAATAACCTGCGCCTGGAGCTTGGCGCGTGCTTCGGTTTTGGCGGTGAACCAGAAAATGCCGTTTGGCTTTTTAGATTTCTGGCTGGCCTTTATCAGATTGAAGAATTCCATACTGTTCCTCATTTTTGGGTGTTAAGATCCCCGGGCCATTGACAGCGCCCATTGGGTGTTGTTTTGGTTTTTCAGATTTCCAGCGTGCTTTGGTCGGTTCCGCTGGACGTAAGGCCCGCTTCGGCGGGTTTTTGCGTTTATGGCTCGTGAGCCATCTGATCGTGCCCGGCGCACTGCCTGGAGCAGTAATGCCGTTCTTCGCGGGCAAGCATGTTGCCGCGCAGTAAAAGCAGGTTGCTTTTTACTTCGTCGCCAGGCTGAAGAGGGCTTTTGCAGTAAGCGCATTTCGCACCGGTAGTTTCCTGACCATGAATCATCGGATCACCCCAGCCATTCAGTAAGACTTCCACAAGACAATCGTTAATACGTGTGGTGCCGCGCATGGTACGCAGGTAAACGTATTTGCCGCGAACCGCTGACACATTCCAGGTGTGCCCGTCGTGCTTTGCCAGCATTCCCGGTGTTACACACTGGCGAATGATGTGCATCGTGCCGTAGTGTTGATTAACCATCTCATCCTCTGCCCTTATCGCCAGGCTGGCGGAACGTTTATCGGAGCAACGCAGCGCGTTGTTGATGCTGGAAGTTTACTCATTACTAAACGTTTGTGTAAAGTGTTTGATAAACATTTTTCGTTTAGTTGACGCTAAACAATTAAGATTTAAGGTTTTTTAGTTTTGAATGAGGCAGATAGGTATAAAAAAACCGCCCATAAGGCGGTTATATTGAGACGTTATACTTACTTACGTGAGGCCAGGAGTTCTTTGAAAAGTTTATTGAACTTCTCGTACATACTTTCAAACTCTATTAGCATCTCTTTTTTCGTGGAGTCAGGAAAGCTGCGGTAATATTTGATTAGTTGAAGTTCATCAGACGTCAGTACCACTTCATTAGGGCGCTTTTCGCCTTGTTCACCATCCTCATCTAAATATCCTGATGGCATGCCGTAGTCGTTTTCGATTCTTCTGGCTGCTCTTTCCCCAAAGGAGCTCTTGCCATTTATCAACTGGGATAAATAGCTCTTCTCTTTTTCTGGCAGCGATTTATCGGCGAACCACGCCTTGAGCTGCATTCTTCTTATTTCTGCTTTGGTCATTAGCGCATTTTGATTAGTAAATTCTAAACAAGCAAATACTTGACTATAAGGTTTAGTAATTAGTAAACTCATTTTCACACCTTAGAAGGAGAGTATATGCAACTCAAAGATTACCTTTCTCAGCAACGTGGTAACGCTAAATGGCTTGCCAAAAAGCTGGGGATCTCAATGTCCTTTCTGTCCCAGATGGCCTCCAGCTCGGCACCAATTTCTCCTCGCCGCGCCATAGAGATTGAACGTTATACGGACGGCATGGTTACTCGGGCTGATTGCTTGCCAAGTGAATGGGTTCACATTTGGCCGGAATTTACTCCGCGGTCTTGTAAGGCGGCGGTTAACGAAGCAGCACCTAAGGAGCAGTAAATGCAATCACTTCAATTTCAACAGAGTACCGGAACAGTTCCGGTAACGATGATAAATCGTTCTCAGGCGAAGCCGGAATTTACTCACCAGCAGCTTCGTGCGGCTGTTCGTGCATGGGCGGCTGCAATCGATAACCAGGACGTGGTGGCCGGGCTGATTGTTGAGGAATATCAACTCAGCGGCGGCTGCCTGGAGTTCCCGACCGAAATCAACCGCCAGCGTCAAAAGCTCTTTCGCTGGCTGGACGGTGATACCGATTACGCACATGCAAATATCCGCGAGTTAACTCCGGCAATTCTTAACGTTCTCCCGCTCGAGTTCCGTACCCGGCTCATTCCTCAGGAAGACATCCTGTCGCGCGTCGCGACGGCGATGAAAGAATGCGCGGAAGCCAAACAGGCCGTGCTGATGAAAGCGCCTGAACATCAGAAGCTGAAAGAGGTGAGCGAGGGGATTGCGTCGTTGTTTCGCCTGATGCCCGAGCAGGTCGGGCCGCTGATGACGATGGTCACCTCGATGCTGGGCGTCATGTAACCGGGGCCGCTTATGAACCATGAGCAGTTTATCGAGAAGCACGTCCGCGAAGAGCTGATTAAGCAGGGCTTTCCTGTTCCGATCGCTCAGGGGGGGGGCATTCCAGGCCGTGGATTTATACCGGCGTATGTCTCAGGCAAGCCGTAAGGGGAAAATTTTCGATGATGTTTTACGACACGCGAAATTGTGGGCAGAGAAACAAACCACTTCTGCCGACAGGTTCGAAGAAAAGCGCGTTAAGCGTACCGAACAGCGCGGGCTGTTCTGAAAGGTTGAAGACCGTGCTGGTGGAACAGCAACGGCCTTCGGGTGCAATAACTGGATGCAATTGCGAGGTCAGTATGACTGGACAAACCGTAAATTTCAACGAGGTGCGCTATGGGTAATTTAGCGCGTCTTTCCGTAGTACCAATCAGACCTGAATTGCAGGTGGTGGAGATGCGTGTGGCCGATACAGACGATGGATTCACACGTCTGGCGAACGAGCTGTACGAGGAGCTTATTGGGGCCAACCTGACGAAAAATCAGGCCAAAGTTGCTCATGCTGTTTGCCGAAAGACCTATGGGTTCAACAAAAAAATGGACCGCATTGCTGACACCCAGCTAGCTCAGTTAACCAGGCTACCCCGGCAGAAAGTTAACGCTGTAAAAAAAGAGCTGCTGAGCATGCACGTCCTGATATCTGATGGTTCATTAATTGGGCCGAATAAAAACCTTAACGAGTGGAAAATCCCTCCCGCTAAAAGCGGACCCGGGAGTCACCACGGTAGTGACAAAAATTGTCACCATGGTAGTGACAGTCACCATGATGATGACACTGTCACCACGGTAGTGACAAAAAATGTCACCACGGTAGTGACAAGCCTGTCACCACAATGGGGACACACAAAAGACACTATTACAAAAGACAATAAAGACAATATTAATAAACCCCCTAAATCCCCCAGGACAGGAAGGTCTGATTTCAATCCCGAAACCGCTCCTGTCCCGGAATGGCTTTCGCGTGAAACCTGGTCTTCATGGGTCGCCTATCGTCGCGATCTGAAAAAGCCCATCAAGTCGATGCAGACCGTTACGCAAGCTATCAACCTGCTGGGCCGCTGTATCGCCAAAGGATATAGCCCCGAAGAAATAATCAACCGGAGCATAGCCAACGGCTGGCAGGGGTTGTTCGAACCTGAGCAGTCAAAAAACACTGCGACGTCGCGCTATCAGTCGCAGGCCCTTTCGGTACCGCAACCTGATAACACGATTCCAGACGGATTCACGGGGTGATCATGAAAACCAGCAGCGAATTAATCGGACGCCTGCAGCGGCTCATGCCGGCGGGCATCAAACCCAAGTTCACCAGCGCTGAAGAACTTATGGCCTGGCAGCAGGAAGAGGGACGCAAGCACTGCGCTGAGGTGGAGAAACTCAACCAGAAAGCGCGTGCAGACCGTATTTTCGGGCGATCGGGTATTCAGGACCTGCACCGCAGCTGCACGTTCAAAAACTACCAGGTGAGCGGCGAGGGGCAGCAACTTGCGCTGACGATGGCGAAACGCTACGCGCAGAACTTCGGTACCGGATTTGGCAGTTTCGTGTTCAGCGGCGGCTGCGGTACCGGGAAAAACCATCTGGCGGCGGCCATCGGAAATCATCTCCTCGGGCGTGGCGCCACGGTGCTGATTGTAACCATCCCCGACCTGATGTTGCGCGTTCGCGCCTGCTACGACGAGGGCGAATCAGAATCCGCGTTACTGGATGACCTTTGCCGCGTAGACCTGCTGGTTCTCGATGAGGTGGGTGTGCAGCGCGAGACGCGCGGCGAGTTCGTCATCCTGAACCAGATAATCGATCGCCGCCTGGCAGCCCTGAAACCTGTTGGTGTGCTGACCAACCTCAATCACCCCCAGCTGACCGCCGTACTGGGCGAGAGGGTGATGGACCGCCTGCAGATGGATGGCGGCATCTGGGTGAACTTCAACTGGGCCAGTTACCGTAAAAACGTCAGCCACCTGCGTGTGGTGAAGTGAGGAAATCATGACAACGAATTTAGTTAACGACGTGATCAGCTTCCTGACTAACCGGGAAGGAAACCTGCGCGAAATCGCCGCGTCTATCGGCATGGACCCAAACCGGACCTCAACGCTGCTCGGTGGACTGCTGCGTAGCGGGAAGGTGGTACGTTCAGGACGGCGGCGCGAGTATGTTTACGCGCTTGCACCTGACTATAAAACGCCGGAAGAAACCTTTCTGAGTCGTGTGGATGCCGTGGTCGCTGAGCTGAAAGAACGACGCAGACTGACCTATGCGGAAATAAAAACGCTACTTGGTACCAGCGACGGCATCACGCGCGACTTTCTTACTCAGATTTGCAGGAAGGGCAACATCATCAAACAGGGTAAACAGGGTTATTTCCTGACGTTTCAGGATTACGAGGCGTACGTGGAAGCACTGGCTGAGCGCCGTAAGGCAAAACGTAAAGCTGACTGTGCCGCACGCCGCGCTGCGCGGAAATCTCTAATCAAGCCAGCTGAGCCGGAAAAACCATCTGAGCCAGTAAACGTAATCACTGATGATTGCCGCCAGAACTGGCAGGGCTATCACATCCATAAAATCTTCGGGAGTGCCCGCGCATGAAAGACATGACCCATGAGCAGTTAATTCGCGCCACCTATGTGGCCGCTAAGTACGAAAATCCGAAGACGGCGCAACTGCTGACCGAACTGGCGGGGCGTCTGGATTGTGCGCTGGTAGCGGCGCGTACGGCTTGCCTGGAACGTGACGCCGCTGTCAGAGCCGAAATCGAGTGGGAGACGGCCATGCGCCAGGCAGTTGGCGAAGACGGCGTAGATGACGTGGTTCTGGCAATCGAAAAGCTGAAGGCCGGGCGGGATGCGCGCGTATTCGCAGCACAGCTTCGCGGGAGCCGGGTATGAAAGAGCGCGGCATGATTTTTAACGGGGAAATGGTGCGCGCCATTCTCGACGGACGTAAGACGCAGACGCGACGGATTATGAAACCGCAGCCAACTCCTTGCACTCTTCAGAAGGGCGGGCATTGGTGGCCTAGTAACGTATTTAAAACAATGCTTCATATCGAAGAAGAGATGCAGAACGGAAAAGGCGGCTGGGGAGGATTAGTTGGTGATGCTTGCCCCTTTGGCGATGTTGGCGATCGCATTTGGGTGCGCGAAACGTTTGCTACTGGTTTATCCACAAAATCTACGCTGGCCTATCGTGCAACTCACAAGCGTGAAGATTTGGAGGATGGTTTTTACGACACCATCAAGTGGACGCCATCTATCCACATGCCGCGCTGGGCCAGCCGTATCACGCTGGAGATTACCGACGTGCGAGTGGAGCGCCTCGCCAGTATTAGCCAGGAAGACGCAGCGAAAGAGGGATATCCAGCCAACCCTGAGCCGTACGGTGGCAGCATGGATAAATGGCTGTGGTTCCGCCAATTGTGGGATTCCATCTACCCAGAGCAGTCATTCAGTCACAACCCGTGGGTTTGGGTGATTGAGTTTAAACGTGTTGAAGGGAGCGAAGCATGAGCAAATCACTGAACGCCCGTTGCATCCGTCGCTGGGAATTGCAGATGCGCGATGTATGCGATTCGAAAGTAAATCCGTGGTGGCGCAAACGTGATCTGCGCGGCTATATCCGGGAATGCGGATTAATCACCGCGTACTGCATGGTTGAACGAATGGCAGAAGACAACGCCAAAGTTGACTATCAGGGCGACACATTCGGATGGTCGCCGGAGTTTTCAGCCTGGTATGACGAACGCCGCGACCAGTACCTGAAAGAGGCTCGCGATTACCTTAACGAAGAAGCCACGACGGATGAAATCGACGAAGAAATCCAGAACGAGCTGGAGGCCTGGAATGACTGAGCATGTCATCCTCGACATGTGTTGCGGGTCACGCATGTTCTGGCTCGACAAAGCCGACCCGCGTGCCGTCTTCTGCGATATTCGCGCCGAAGAGCACGTGCTGTGCGATGAGCGTCGCCTGGTGATTAGCCCGGATGTTATTGCTGATTTCCGCGCGCTGCCGTTCGCCGACGCTACGTTTCCGGTTGTGGTATTCGATCCGCCGCATCTTGAACGTGCTGGCCCGAACGGCTGGCAGGGCAAAAAGTACGGGAAGCTTAACCGTGATACCTGGCGCGAGGATTTGCGTGCCGGATTCAGGGAAGCTTTCCGCGTTCTGAAACCCAACGGTGTGCTGATTTTCAAATGGAACGAGACGCAAATTCCATTGAGCCAGGTCGTGGCACTCACTGACGAGAAACCCGCTGTCTGGCAGAAGACCGGGAAAAACGACAAAACGCACTGGATAATTTTCGTCAATAGCGGTGCTGGTGCCATAAGCGACGAGCCTGATTACTTAATGCAGTACGCCACAAAACGCATCGTAGAGCTGGAAAGCCAGCTGCTGGTGGATGTGCCTGAAACCGTCTGGCCCGCTGAAGTCGGCATGGTTTATTCGCAGGTAGAAAGCGCCGCGGATCTCCCGGCGCACCACCAGCGTCGCCTGAAACATCACATCAACCGCATGTGGCTGGAAAAAATGCCGGTACCGGCGATCGTCACTGCTGCCCGTTCGCTGGCTGCTGCCATGGAGAAATATGCGTGAGAGAAATCATCGTTGATAATTTTGCCGGAGGCGGCGGGGCGTCTACCGGTATTGAGCTGGCGACTGGCCGCAGTGTGGATATTGCCATCAACCACGACGAGAACGCCGTCGCGATGCACACCACGAACCACCCGGATACGTTGCACTATTGCGAGTCGGTATTTGATGTAAACCCGCTGGCGGCGACGGCAGGTCGCCCTGTGGGGCTGGCCTGGTTTAGCCCTGATTGCCGTCATTTCTCGAAGGCGAAAGGCTCAAAGCCGGTGGAGAAAGAAATTCGCGGTCTGGCGTGGATCGTTATTCGCTGGGCGCTGGCGGTGCGGCCACGCGTGATGATGCTGGAGAACGTCGAAGAGTTTAAAACGTGGGGGCCGCTCATTATATCCGCTGATGGCGGGCAGCGCCCGGACCCGGATCGCACCGGAGAAACTTTCGAAGCGTTCTGCGGCATGCTTTCCGGCGGTATCCCCGCCGGGCATCCGGCGCTGGCAGAGTGCTGCGAGTTCCTGGGCATTGCCGCCGATGGGGAGCAGGCGCAGCAGCTGGTGGCCGGACTGGGTTATGCCGTTGACCACCGCGAGCTGAGAGCATGCGACTTTGGCGCACCGACCATCCGGAAACGGTTCTTCATGGTTATGCGCCGGGACGGTGAGCCGATTGTGTGTCCGGAGGTAACGCACGGCGACCCGAAATCAGCTGCCGTTCTGAGTGGCAAGCTGGCGCCGTGGCGCACTGCGGCAGAATGCATCGACTGGTCAATTCCAGCCGCGAGCATTTTCGACCGCAAAAAGTCTCTGGCAAAGAATACGCTGAAACGGATCGCGCGCGGCATCCAGCGGTTTGTCATCGATAGCCCGTCGCCGTTTATCGTGAAGTGTAACCACACCACCTCGAAAGGAAGTTATGACTGCTTCCGTGGCCAGGAGCTTGACGCACCGCTGCAGACCATTACCAAAAAGCATGGTTATGCGATCGCCGTACCGCACCTGACGAAGTTCCGCACCGGCGCAACCGGCCAGCCAGTTACTGAGCCTGTACCGACGGTTACCGCTGGCACGTCGGCGCGCCCGGGCGGGAATGGGCATGCTCTCGGGGTAGTTGAGGCGGCGCTGACCCCGTTCCTGGCTGGAAACGGCGGCAGTGAGTACCAGGCGAAGCCGCGCCCGCTGGATAAACCTGCCCATACCATCATGAAGCAATCCCGGGCCTGTCTGGTTGCGCCGGTCATCGCCCGTCAGTTCGGTTCCAGCATCGGCCACCGGGCTGACGAACCTAGCGCCACGATTACCGCTGGTGGCGGCGGAAAATCGCAACTGATAACGCCGACGCTGATCCAGATGGGTTACGGCGAACGCCCCGGGCAGGAACCATGCGTGCCAGGTCTGCATAAGCCGCTGGGAACTGTGGTCGCTGGTGGTGGTAAGTTCGGGCTAGTGGCAGCGAACCTGGTTAAGCACTTCGGTGGCAACTATTCGGGGCCCGGCGCTGCGATGGATGCGCCAGCGCATACGGTCACCACCACTGATCATCATGGTCTTGTCACTTCGCATCTGGTGAAACTGCGTGGCACATGCCGGGACGGACAGCGTACAAACGAGCCGATGCCGACCATCACAGCCGGTGGCCTGCATGTTGGAGAAGTCGAAACCATGCTTGCGGTTGAGTCTTACGACGAGCAGCGAGCTTCTCAGGTGCTGGCGTTCCTGCGGGAGTACTGCGGCGAGGATTGCGACGGGCTGGTGACCGTTGACGGCATCACTTACCGCATCGTTGATATCGGCATGCGCATGCTGCAACCGCACGAACTATACCGGGCGCAGGGTTTCCCGGAGTGGTACATCATTGACCGTGACTATCGCGGCGTAAAGTACGCGAAGGATAAACAGGTGGCGCGCTGTGGCAATGCGGTACCGCCGCCGTTTGCCGAGGCGCTGGTAAGAGCAAATCTCCCCGAATTGTGCCGCATCAGTGAAGAGGCGGCCTGACAGTTAAACCCGAAGCCACTAAAACAGTGGCTTTTTTATTCAATGGGTTACACCACATTAACTTTTCAAACCTGTGTCGCAATTTGTGCGCTTATCGAGTTGATCATTATCCCGTATGGGTGTACTGTTTATTTATACAGTATTTTTATGAGAGGGATGATCATGAAGGTTGAAGTCACTATCGAACGTACAAAAAAACTGCCTGATGGCGCGATCCCGGCGCTGGAAAACGAACTTTTAAAACGATTAAACAAGCGCTACGAAGGGTGCAAGCTGACCATTCGTCGGGCACAAAATGACGGGCTCAATGTTATCGGTGGCGATAAAGACGAGGTCGCTAATATTCTGCAGGAAACCTGGGAAAGTGCTGACGAGTGGTTCTACTGAGTGTTTTTTATTGCAGCCTGCAGTCCTTTGCCAAACCACAAATCATCCATGCGCGGCTGCTGAATTTTCGACAATTGCGTCTGTATGTCGCTCAGGGGGATTTTGTGGATTTAGACATCGCCGAAGCGGTAGACATAATCAGACAGGGAGGGCGGTTCGTTGTGAATTGTGAAGAGGGCCGGATTACCAGTCTGGAAAGGGTACGCGACAAACAACACCTGCTTACTATGAATGAATTTTTGGAAATGGCTGCCGAGGCAGGTCTTATTGACCTTCGCAAGCAGAGACTGCCATAATCTACTTACCGCCTGAACAGCGGAATCGGAGCAGCAAAGCGCCACGGAGTGAACACCATGGCGCACTTGCAATTAATCAAGCAATCATCAGGAATCCTGATCCCGGCTACGCCCGAGACCAGTGATTTTCTGCATTCAAAATGTAAGCTCGGCGCGGTACTCGAAGCCGAGTTTCGCCAGCTACGTAACCCGGCATTTCACCGTAAGTTTTTCGCTCTGCTTAATCTTGGTTTCGAGTACTGGGAACCGACCGGCGGCGCGATATCTTCCAACGAACGCAGGCTGGTTAACGGTTACGCCAGATACCTTGCCGCCTATGGCGGGAACGAAAGCGCGCTGATGGATGCCGCTGAGCAATATCTGGAACAGGTGGCCAGTCGCCGCATTACCAACGGCATCAGCCTCTGCAAATCCTTCGATGCGTATCGCGCCTGGGTAACAATCGAGGCCGGACATTTCGACACCATTCAGCTTCCTGACGGCACCCTGCGTAAGCATCCCCGCAGCATTTCATTTGCAAGCATGGACGAAACCGAGTTCCAGCAGCTCTACCGTGCCGCGCTGGATGTGCTTTGGCGCTGGATATTATCCCGCGTGTTTCGCGACCAGCGTGAGGCCGAGAACGCCGCCGCGCAGCTGATGAATTTTGCGGGGTGAGCATGGCTAAAAAACCTCGTCGAAAATGCATCCACTGCAGGGAGTGGTTCCACCCGGTACGTGATGGGCAGGTTGTCTGCTGTTACGAATGCGCCAGCGCTGTAGGCAAAGAGCAGACCGCAAAGAACCAGGCCGACGCCATGCGTGCTGAGAAGAAGCGCCAGCGCGTAGAGGAGAAAGAGCAGCGGGCACGCCAGGCGGAACGGCGACAGGCAGTTAAGCCGCTCAGCTATTTCATCAAACAGGCCCAGCAGGCTTTTAACGAATTCATCCGGTACCGCGATCGACATCTCCCTTGTATCAGCTGCGGGCGGCATCACGACGGGCAATATCATGCCGGCCATTTCCGCACGACCGGCGCGAATCCGGAGCTGCGCTTTGACGAAGACAACTGCCATAAGCAGTGTTCGGTCTGTAATAACCACCTCTCCGGCAACCTGACTGCCTACCGTCCGGCGCTAATCGCCAAAATCGGCCAGGCCCGCTTTGATGCCCTGATGGGCCCGCACAAATTACCGAAATGGAAGCGCGACGACTACATCCGGATCCGCGATGAGTACCGAGCAAAACTCAAAGTACAAAAACAGCAGGAGGCCGCATGACTACCGAAAATTATTACCAGATTGGCTGGGCCACCCTGCTGGCCATCGGGTACGTCCTGGACAGGTTCGAAACGAGAGGGGGAAAGTGGTGAGCAGAGAAAACTACAAAATGGACGTTATCCGCCTCCGCTGGCAACGCCTGAGAATTTACCGCTTTCGCGGATCGGTTGTGACGGATTACCGCATATTGAGAAATTACATTAAAACATCAATGAGGACTGCACAATGACACCGCGCCAACGCCGGCAGCATTATATGGGACTGGGCGCTGTTGCCGCCGCTCCGCGCAAAAGCTACCTTGGACGATTTACGCCACTAACCTGTATCCAGTCAGGATGGATAAAATCATTGCTGACAACATGGGGGTGTAGTGTCAGCGGGGACACGGGTCCGCGCATGCCAAGAAATCATGCCTGCTGGAGTGCGATCAAAGGTGGTCGCTGGTCAGATAAGGCGCTCGAGCGTTTTACTGCTGCCTTAAATCAGGCCAGAAGTGAAGGTTTTAAAGGTAAGCATATCATGAATCGTGCTCATGCCATTTTATGGCCTAAAGCCCCGGTGAGTATAATCGACCAGGCACTGCGCAATGATGACGCTGATTTTGTTGAGCAATGTGTTTTGCTTGCCCTGGATGTGAACGATCCGGTCTATATGGTTGGCGTTCAGTATTACACCACACACAAGAAAATCTCCGATATCACCAGAGATCTGCAGTCAATAGCGCCGTGGTTGTCCGACTGTGAAGCAAGGCGAAGGGTGCGCTGGTGTCTGGACATATTCAGGGCGAAGGTTTTTTTATCTGCCCGGAAGCTGCTGGCTGAGGAAGATTGAATTTTACAGTTTGTGCTTTTTATTCACCGCAGGATTGAAAACGAGCCAGAAAAGTGTTTAATTAATTTATGCTTGGCAGAGCTGCGCAAAAATGTCAGCAACTAAAAGCGACAATCTGAAAAAATTCGAAAGCCCCGCTAATGCGGGGTTTTTGCTTTCCGGCGATATGACAGGGGTATTCGCGAGGTGCATTGCATCAGTACCCCTGTCATAGCGCCGTAAAGTAAAAGTATATTCTCATTAATTTACCTCATTAAATGAGCCGATTATCTCACTTATTCGGCTCATGCTTTATACCAATGCAATGGCAGCGGGACGACCCCGCGCTATAAAAAAGCAGTTGAGGTTATTCCGGATCAATAATGAGAGAGAAAACCATTTAAAATTTCTAATTTATAGTTATTCCCTTATCTGCTGGTGGGGGAAGTGCTAATCTCAGATACTTTATCTTTACCTGGCACTCCAATGCGCACTCCACGTACCTTCTATCCGATCCCGATGCTTATCAAGCATACCCAGCCTTCCGGTCATGAGAAGCTCTTTTCTGTGCTGGTTTCTGACGAAATTGATGAAGAAGGTACAAGGTATGCCCGCTATGCCAATGGAGCAGAAGTGTGTATATCATGGCTGCGCTTTCTTCAGCTTGAGTTTGCCCAGGCAGACCTTCCGAACCTTGCGGCAACGCCTCTTCCAGAAGAAGTTATTAAGCGCGATATGCTGCATTAAAGACTGAACCCTGACCGAATTTTGATTATAAGACAGGCGAAGCGTTGCCGATTTGCTTATATTTTAAATGCACAGGAAGTGCAGTCTTATATATCTCAAGTGAGCTGATCCGCTCACAGTCACGACAACAATATTTCCTGACCAGCCCGCAGTCGCCAGGCTGGTCTTTTTTTAAGGGCTAACAGAACGGGCGCAAGGCCGTCCCGGTGCAGGATTATACGGAATTGAAGAAAATACTGGCATGAGATAATAATCGACCGCACCTTAAGCAATTTTCTGAGCCTAGACTCATTGAGGATTCCTGATCACAGCCATTTGTACCTGAGAACTTTTTTAATTCTGGGATTAAATATAAAAATAAAAGTCAAACAATACATTAGCTTAAACGGGTTAACCGGTATAGGGTAAAAAATGAATATTGGAAGATATCGGCTTTTTTCAGAGCATCTGAAATCCCTTGTTAAGGACGAGAGATCAAGCTTTGTGATTGATAAAAATGTCGTTATAACAGCATCAGCTGCAATCGATGAGCTGGTTACAATGCTGGAACAGGCCAGAAACATTCATTACATCGACCAGATCATTATTGATAATCTCAGATCTTCAGTGAAATCTAAGGTGACAAAAATCTAGTTCTCAAAGCAACTTCCCGGAAGCACACCCTTTTTTTGACTTTGATATTCATTTCATAAAGAAACGATACCTGAACAATTCCCTGAAGGCCGCCCAGAAAGCGGCCTTTTTTATTTCCCCTCATTCGAGAGGACTCATCAATAACGAGGGGGCGTAATGTCCGAACCTTTTTCCGGTACCGCAGCTGCTGGTAGCGCGCTGACCGGCGCGAGCATTTATGGCCTGCTTACCGGCACTGATTACGGCGTTGTGTTCGGGGCGTTTGCCGGGGCTGTTTTCTATGTGGCTACCGCTGCAGACCTGACTATTTTTCGCCGCTCCGCGTATTTCGTCGTGTCGTATTTTGCTGGCGTGTATGGCTCCGGGCTGGTGGGTTCATGGCTGGCAAAAATGACGGGCTACGCAGACAAGCCACTGGACGCGCTCGGCGCGGTGATTCTGTCTGCCGTGGCAATCAAGACGCTGACATTTTTCAGTGAACAGGACCCGCTAAAGCTGCTGGCACGCTGGAGAGGGGGAACCAATGGTAACTAACGATCCGCTGGTGGTGACTAACGTGGTGGCCTGCGCCGCCATTGTTCTGCGCCTGATGATGTTCCGTAAGCCTGGCGGGAAACATAACCCGTGGGCGTCATGGCTGGCCTATCTGATAATTCTGGCGTATGCATCGGTGCCGTTCCGGTACCTGTTCGATTCGTATCTGCATACTCACTGGGCAACAGTCGCTATCAACTTAATCATCTGCGCTGCTGTGTTCCGCGCCCGGGGCAACGTCGCGCGCATCTTCCATGTTCTGAGGCCGGAATGAAACAATCACAATTTCAGCAGGCGGCTGGTATAAGCGCCGGATTAGCTGCGCGCTGGTTTCCGCACATCGATGCGGCCATGAAAGAATTCGGCATCACTGCACCGACTGATCAGGCGATGTTTATCGCCCAGACCGGACACGAGTCCGTGAGTTTCTCCCGGCTGGTGGAGAGCATGAACTACAGCGTGGCAGGCCTCGCCGATTTCGTCCGTGCCGGGCGACTTACTCAGGACCAGGCAAACGCGCTGGGCCGCCGCTCATATGAAAAGGTGTTACCGCTGGAACGTCAGCGCGCCATTGCCAATCTGGTTTACAGCAAACGCGTGGGCAACAAAGCGGCGGGCGACGGCTGGAAATATCGCGGTCGTGGCCTGATTCAGATCACCGGCCAGGCAAATTACACCAAATGCGGTACCGCGCTGAAACTCGACCTGGTCACCAACCCTGAGCTGCTGGAGCAGGACGTTAACGCGGCGCGTTCAGCGGCATGGTTCTTTGCCACCAGCGGATGCCTGCTTTATTCCGGCGACCTGGCCCGCGTCACGCAGATTATTAATGGCGGTCAGAACGGCATTGAAGACCGCCGTCAGCGTTACAACCGTGCACGAGCGGCATTGTTATGATCCAGGTGCTGCTGAGGAAGTACTGGTTTCCGCTGGTGGTGCTGGTTCTTACTGGGGCGCTGGCCTTTCTGGTAAACCGGTACCGTGACAACGCCATTGAGTACAAAAAGCAGCGTGACGAGAAAGCGCAGGCGCTCAGTCTGGCGAATGCCACCATCACCGACATGCAGGTGCGTCAGCGAGACGTTGCGGCACTTGATGCGAAATACACAAAGGAGCTTGCTGATGCGAATGCTGAAAATGATGCTCTGCGTAAGCGTCTCGATAATGGTGGCCGGGTGCGCGTCAAAGGAAAGTGTCCCGTCCAGGATTACACCACCTCCACCGGCAGCGTGGGCGATGCAGGAACCGTCGAACTCTCTGACGTTGCTGGACGAAACATTCTCGGTATCCGTTCCGGAATCATCCGCGACCAGAAAGCCCTGAAGTATTTGCAGGACTACATCAGGGCACAGTGCCTGAATTAAAAAAGAGTTTACCGTGCTTTATCAGCGGGGATCCCGTGAGCTCACCGTTTCGGCAGGGAACGACGGCAGAACTATTTTTCGGCTCAGTAAGTCAGATGTGGCTTCTTTCAGTCGTTCCAGATCGGCCAGGTCTGATGAATTTTCCTCAGCTAATTTCTCAAAGGCATCGGTGATGTGTTCCCGAATGGCATCTTTTGTTTGCGAGTCAAGCTTAGCGAACAAAGCCGTGACAACAATTTTCAGGGCATCCAGCCGGGCAAGGGATTCTTTTTTGGATGCTTCCTGATCAGCAATCTTTTCGATTAAATCAGCGATTAAGTGTTTCATATAAAATGCCTTTCTGGTTCAGGGATCGTGAAATATATCTATATTGCACCAGCCTGCAAGAAATACTTTAAAGGAAGCACCCGGTCGGGTTATTTACGGTCAGCAGTGCAGTTTATGCAAAGGCTGGCTGGTGCCTCACAACATCAACGCAGCAAAAAAATATAAAAAAAAGCCTCCAACAGGAGGCGAAGGAGATAGTGCAAACACATCATCTTCTCAAAGAACAAGGGCAGCCACGGAGATGGCTTCCCGGTTCGGCAGGCATTATCAGTATGGCTCCTGTTGTAAACGTTGCAAGTCAGTAAGTTAAGTTGAGGAGTTATCCTGGCGGAACCTGCGACTTCGCGCTCTGAACCAGACAGACAGGTGTGGATCTGCCGGAACAAATTTAAATTTTTAGCTTAATCTTTACCATGTTTCGTTTGTACGGGGTGCGATCTGCCGGATTCATATATGCTGTGCGCCCGGGCATACAGGAAAAGCAACCATGGTGAATGTACTTTTTTTTATTGGAAAAAAACCAGTTGAACTGATTCAGATACCTGCCGGTACTGAATGGATGACATATGTGCGTGAGAAGGGTAATGCACTGAAGCTTCCTGTCAGGGTTGCAATGTTTACGCTACCTAACGGGAGCGTGGCTGCAATCCATGTTGCGTCAGACAGATATGTTTCGTCCGCAGAGGCGCTTGCCGCCTATCTTAAACTGGTAGAGTACCAGTTATAGGTTTCACGGGAGGCTGTTACCGCTTGCGAGATAGATCATCAGGAATTAAAAGAAAAAACTCTAAGCAACATGAAATCCAGTCTGTTGCTTAGAGCATGCAAATGCATATTCGTTACGCTACTAATGTAAAGGAACTGTAAATATCCTGTATGGGAAATATCTCATAAAAAGGGGGGGCTTTGATTAACATCCATATCAGGTAAAACAAACCACCAGCTTATGCTGGTGTTTTTTTATGCGCCTCGTACGTGCCTCAATAATTAAGGTGTCACTATGGTTGAAAGCCCAATGCAACGGCCATATCCGCCACTTCTGTTTATCGATAACCCGGACTTCAAACCTTACATCCGACTTATCCCTGCTGACGGCGTCCATGATTGGCTGCACTCACACATAATCAGCGAAGAGGGTATGTTGCATAACCCTGACCATTTCCATCTACTGGAAGCTGACATCGTCTTCATGTGGGCTTCGAATGCATTCACGAAGAAGGGGCGAACGGTACTGGGCCAGTGCGAAGAGGTGATGATTCGCGCTGGTGGATGGCAAAAGGCCCGGATGGAACAACAGATGTACGAATGGTTCGGTCGTATACCGGATTTCATCATCACCCTGGCGGCTGATTACTGCGCTCAGTGTTCCGATCTTGAGTTCTGCGCGCTGGTGGAGCATGAGCTGTACCACATTGCACAGGAAACTGATGAATTCGGTGCGCCGAAATTCTACCGGGACAGTGGATTACCCAAACTAAAACTGCGCGGCCACGATGTGGAAGAGTTCGTTGGCGTCGTTCGCCGCTATGGAGCAAGTCACGATGTGCAACAACTGGTGGACGCAGCAAACAGGCCTGCGGAAGTGGCTCACCTTGATATCGCCAGGGCGTGCGGGACGTGCATGCTTAAACTGGCTTGATTACCTGGACTGACCTGGACGAATGGTGAATTATGGCGGCTCTAAAAAATGATGTGAAAGCCTACATAGTTCAGGCGCTTGCGTGCTTTGATACCCCTTCTCAGGTTGTCGAGGCTGTCCAGGCTGAATTTCAGGTGAAGATTACCCGCCAGCAGGTCGAATCCTACGACCCCACAAAAGCCAGTGGCAAGGCGTTAGCTGCCCGGTGGGTGGAATTGTTCAACGCTACCCGAGAACGCTTCCAGAATGAAATCTCGGACATCCCGATAGCCAATAAGGCCTACCGGCTGCGTGCGCTTGATCGAATGATGACGAAGGCCGAGACAATGCGGAATATGGCACTGGCAGCGTCACTGATTGAACAGGCCGCCAAAGAGTGCGGTGATGCCTACACAAACAAACATAAATTCGAGCATTCCGGGCCTAACGGTGGCGCTATCGAGACGATCACCATGAGCAAAGAGGAATACAAATCAGCAAGGCAGGAGATGATGGAGGATGACGACTGCTGAGCAAAAGGCATTTGCCCGTAAGGTCGAATGCGAAGAGGATGGGCTGTATTACGCGCGCTATTTCTTCAAACAGCGCACCGGCGGCAAGATGATTGTCGCACCGCATCACAAAGTTATTCAGCAGACGCTGAACCGCGTTATAGATGGTGAGATAAAGCGCCTGGTCATTAACGTTCCGCCTGGTTACACCAAAACAGAACTGGCAACCATTAACATGATGGGCCGGGGACTGGCGCTGAACCGGCGCGCCCGGTTTATGCACCTGTCATACTCCCACCAGCTGGCGCTACTGAACTCATCGACTGCACGCGGCATGGTCAAATCGCAGGCCTACCAGTCAATGTGGCCGATGGCGTTGCGTGACGATGCGGACAGTAAGGCGATGTGGTGGAACGAATATGGTGGCGGGGTTTACGCGTCGTCAGCTGCCGGGCAGGTTACCGGTTTTCGTGCCGGACACATGGAGCCAGGCTGGCAGGGCGCGCTGATTATCGATGACCCGGTAAAACCTGATGATGCCTACAGCGAAACTGTACGCGATGGCGTGAACAACCGCTTTAACGAAACCATCAAATCACGTCTGGCCGTCGAAACAACGCCGATGATTGTGATTATGCAGCGTATCCACTATCACGACCTCAGTGGATACCTCCTGCGCGGCGGCTCCGGTGAAATGTGGCATCACCTGAATCTGCCGGTGATTATCGATAACAGCCAGGCGTATTCGGCGCAATATCCGGAAAACACCCACGCTATCCCTGTTGATCATGGTCTGCCTGACGGCTGGCTCTGGCCGTTCAAGCACAACGAGACACACCGCGTATCGCTGTTCTCGCACCGGCGAACTGCCGAGGCGCAATACATGCAGAAGCCCCGCAAATTTAACGCGGAGGGCGCACTGTGGACTGAGGCGATGATTAGCGCCGCGCGCGACCTGCAGATCCGCTTTGATAAGGTTCGTACGGTTATTGCGATTGACCCGCAGGCCACAAACAGCGATGAAAGCGACGAAACCGGGATTGTGGCCGCCAGCGCATACGGTGCTGGTGATAAAAAACAGTTCTCTGTTGATGGCGATTACAGTGCCAAATACTCACCGGCTGGCTGGGCTAAAAAGGCTATGTGGGCCTATGAGGAACATGGCGCTGATGCCATCGTTATCGAAACGAACCAGGGCGGGGATATGGCGGAGGAAACACTGCGTAACGCCGGGTTCAAAGGCCGCATAATTAGGGTGCATGCCAACAAAGGGAAATTCGCCCGCGCTGAACCGATATCCGCGCTCTACGAACAGGGGCGTGTAGCCCATCACGGCAATCTCTATCTACTCGAAAACCAGTTGATGGAATACGTGCCCGCCACCGCCAAAAAGTCTCCTGACCGACTGGATGCCGCCGTGTATGCGCTGACCGAACTCGGCGGAGCGCAGGCAATTGGCATGATGATCCCGAAACGCCTCAGATAATTTACGGACCCTGCATGAATAAAAATCTTCAGCTGGCCGTCAACCATGCGTTGAACGATGCCAGGCTTGCGCGCGCCCGTATGATGGCCGCCAACCCAACCATGGGGCTGGATTCAAAGCGTAGCTCGGCATGGTGCGAGTACGGATTCAAAGACGACATTACCTTCGATGACCTCTACAGCCTGTACCGAAGAGGCGGTATTGCCCATGGCGCGGTCAAAAAGCTGATCGGTGCGTGCTGGCAAAGCAACCCGGAAATTATCGAAGGAGATAAGCAGGACGAAACCCGCCCGGAAACAGACTGGGAACGGAAAGCTAAGTCTGTATTAACGCATCGCTTCTGGCGCTCTTTTGCAGAGGCTGATTTACGGCGGCTGGTGGGGCGTTACTCCGGCATTCTGCTGCATATCCGGGACGGCAAAGACTGGAACCTGCCTGTAACCAGAGGGAGAGGGCTGGAGAAAATCACCGTTGCCTGGGCGGGAACAATCAAGGTTAAGGACTGGGATACAGGCATCAATTCCCGAACCTACGGCCAGCCGAAAATGTGGCAGTACATCGAGCAACTGGCGAACGGTGCCGTCCGGCGCGTGGACGTTCATCCGGATCGCGTTTTTATCCTGGGTGATTATTCCCCCGATGCTATTGGTTTTCTTGAGCCCGCTTACAACGCTTTCGTAAGCCTTGAGAAGGTGGAAGGCGGCTCCGGTGAGTCGTTCCTGAAGAACGCAGCCCGCCAGCTGAGCATCAACTTCGACGAAAAAATCGACTTTACCAATCTGGCCTCGCTCTATGGTGTGAATGTTGCGGAGCTGCAGGAAAAATTCAATGAAGTCGCCGTTGAGATTAACCGTGGCAACGATGCGCTACTCACCACGCAGGGCGCAGCTGTAACGCCGCTGGTGACATCTGTGGCTGACCCCGGCCCGACCTATGACGTCAACCTCCAGACAGCCGCCGCTGCGCTGGATATTCCTACCAAAATCCTCGTTGGCATGCAGACGGGCGAGCGTGCCAGTACTGAAGACCAGCGTTACTTCAACGCGCGCTGCCAGTCCCGCCGGGGTGATTTGTCATTCGATATCGAAGACCTGTGCGACAAGCTGGTGGAACTGGGCATTCTCGACGCGGTAGGGCAAAAGACGGTTATCTGGGATGACCTGAACGCCAGCACCGACGCTGAGAAGCTGGCCGCAGCCAAAACCATGGCGGAAATTAACAGCGCCTCGATCGCTACTGGTGAACAGCCCTTCACCGGTGAAGAAATTCGCGTCGCTGCCGGCTATGAGGGCTCGCCGGTACCTCTGGGGGAAGACGATGAAGAAGAGGAAAACGAAACCTCCGATTCTGCCGGGAAATCATAAAGATCCCACTGGTGCAGACCGCCTCGAGCGCGGCGCGATTAACGAGTTCGGTAAACGGATTAGGCGCATTGCCAAAGCGTACCAGGACATTCTCGACCGCATTCCCGCTTCACCTGCTGTAAACCTTCGCTACGCATTCGAGCTGGACACCTCACTGCTATCAATGCTTCTCAGCAATGCCTCGGTGATGGTTGATGAAATCCTCTTTGGTGGCAGCGAGACCGATTTCTGGTTCTGGCGGGATTACGTCAGGCAGGGATATCAGCGCGGTACGGCTCAGGAATTTGCCAGCCTCTCGCAGCAGTCGCCGGTCTATGCCGCCGGGCGTGAAAGTCTTCAGCAATTATTGCTGAGTGATCCCTATCAGCGCCGCCTGTTGCTGGTGAGAACCCGCGTGTTTGAGGAGATGAAAAACCTCAGTGCGCGGATGAAATCGGATATGGCGCGCATTCTGACCGATGGCATGGGGCGGGGGCAAAACCCACGGGAAATTGCGAAACGTCTCACCAGCCAGACCGGGATAGAACTCAGCCGGGCTAAGCGTATTGCCCGCACGGAAATACCGACGGCGCTGCGACGGGCCCGGTGGGATGAAACGGATGATGCCGAAGCACAATATGGCATTACAACACGTCTTTTGCACCTTTCAGCGTTCAGCCCGACAACGCGGCGTAAACATGCGCTTCGTCACGGGCATCTCTACACCACCGAAGAGGTTCGCGACTGGTACAGCGTCGACGGCAACGCGATTAACTGTAAGTGCACGCAGGTTGCTGTGCTGGTTAACGCCAGCGGTCAGCCGCTTAACCCGAACATCATTGATATGGCTAAAAAGCGCCTGGAGAAAGCGCAGAAAGCCGGACTCATCGCCAACCACTGCGACTGCGGCCATCACAGAGCCGCGTAACCGCGAGACATCACCATGACCATGCAAGTAAATGTCACCACCCGCGTGAACAGCCAGTCCATCCGCCGGGAGGTTCACAACGGGCGCGATCATCTGATCCTGCCCAGTTACACGCTGCCGGCCAATGTCGTCATGAACGGCGGACTGTACTCTGCCAGCGAAATCGATGCGCACTATGCGGGCCTTGAGGGGACGCTGGCACCGCTCGGTCACCCGCAGGTAAACGGTCAGTTTGTGTCGGCCTTCTCGCCTGAAGGGTTGAATGTCGGGTTCGTCGGCGCGTGGAACCGCAACGTTAAAAAAGCCGGGAATCGTATCTACCTGGAGAAATGGGTGGATGTGAACAAGGCCAGCGAATCTGAAGGTGGCCGGGAACTCCTCGAGCGCGTGGCAGCCATTGAGCGCGGCGAGGACGTGCCGCCAATTCACACCAGTGTGGCGGTTTTTCTTGACCAGCTCGAACCCAATGAAGAACAGAAGGCGCTGGGTGCCGAGTGGGTGGCAAAAATCCACGGCATGGATCACGACGCCATTCTGCTTCACGAAGTCGGTGCCGCCACACCCGAGCAGGGCGTTGGCCTGATGGTGAATGCCGACCTCGCCACACCAATAAAAGCCAACTCTGGCGCGCTGGTGGGCGAATCTTTCCGGGAGCGTGAACAACGCCTCGATCGCGCAGCAAAAGCAAAGTTCGCTCCAGGCGAGAACGAATATGCCTGGGTGGCTGACTTCACTGATTCGCAGGTGGTGATTATTCGCAATGGCGGAAGCGCGCAGGTTTACGGCTACACCTCTGACGGCGGAAAAATCACCTTCGACAGCACCGGAACGCCGGTTGCCCGCCAGGAATCCTGGGTCACCGTTGTAACCAACAAAGTTAAATCCCTTTTCACACCGCAGGATAAGCCTGCAACCAACCATCAAACGGAGGGCGACATGCCTTTAACCACTGAAGATACAGAACTGCTTCGCAAAATCGTTGGTGAGGCCATCGCCGCTAATAACGACGCGACCATTAAGCCACTGAGCGAAAGCATTGCAGCAATTCAGACTAACCAGCAGCAGCTCGCTGAAACCCTGACCGCTAACTCCCGCGCCGAAGAAGCAACGAAGCGCGCGGCGGTTGCGAAAGTTCACGGCGAGATCGTCGCGAACGCGCTGTCAGGTGATGCACTGGATGCGATGTTCAAAAACCTGGGCGAAGCCGCACCGCTGGGCACTAACTCCGCGCAGGCGCAAACCGAAACCGGCGCACCTGATCCGGCCACTTACTTCAAATAAGGGAAACGCCAATGCCACGTTATCGTCGCGTTAATATCGACGGGGAATCGCTCTACAAGACGGAAACCCGAAAACTTGCCGCGTCCCTGAACCCGGGGACGTTTGTTGTCATCAATGCCAGCAATCTTTTTGCACAGGCTTCTGCGCCTGTGGGACGCATGTATGTGCTGGATTGCGCTTATCACGAAGGGCTGGGCATTACCGAACCGATCCCGTCCGGTCATTCGGGTGTGGGTAATTACCTGGAAGAAGGGCGCGAGTTCGCTGTTCGTGTGGCTGCAGGCGCCTATAAAAAAGACCAGCCAATTACGGTTGTTGCAGGTCAGGCTGCTGCCGTGCCTACCGCTGCGGGTACCTATCAGGTCATCGGTTACTGCCAGGATGACGTCACCACCACGGCGGTTGACTTCATCCGCATCCGCGCGCGCGCTTCCAGCGTGACCGTTGCTTAAGGAGAGCATCAATGTATTTTTCTGCTGAAACACTGGCGACCAACAGCCGCCTGCGCACGCACTGGAATGAGCTGTGGGCTAACCGTAACATGTGGGATGCCCAGCACCGCGCCATGATGGCGGTAAACCGTAATCTCATGACGCCTGAAATGCTGGCGGCGAATGCCCTGGCTGGTGACGGTCTCGGTCGTGAATTCTGGGCTGAAATCGACCGACAGGTCATCCAGCTGCGCGATCAGGAAATCGGAATGGAAATTGTCAACGACCTGATGGGTGTACAGACGGTATTGCCGATTGGCAAGACTGCCAAGCTGTATAACGTCGTTGGCGACATCGCCGATGATGTGCAGGTTAGTCTGGACGGTCAGCCACCTTTTTCTTTTGACCACACCGAATACGGCAGCGACGGTGACCCGATCCCGGTTTATACCGCGGGTTATGGTGTGAACTGGCGTCTTGCTGCGGGCCTCAATACCGTCGGTATTGACCTGGTGCTGGATTCGCAACTGGCGAAGATGCGCAAGTTCCATAAACGTCGCGTTAAAGGCTATCTCGACGGTAACCCGACCATTCAGGTGCAGAACTATCCGGCCCAGGGCATGCGCAACCATCGTAACACCGCCAAGATTAACCTCGGTTCCGGTGCTGGTGGAGCGAATATCGACCTGACGACGGCAACGCCGGCGGAGCTTCTGGAGTTCTTCGGGCCAACCGGGGCGTTTGGCATTACCGCCCGCGCCAACAAAGTCACTGCGTACGATGTGCTGTGGCTGAGCGCTGAAATTATGGCGAACCTGTCGAAGCCGTACACCATCGAAGTCGGTAGCGGCGCGAACGCCGTTATCAGCGGCAATGTCCTGGATGCCATCCGCAAATTTATGCCGGTGAAAGATATCCGCCAGACCTATGCACTAACCGGTAATGAATTCCTGGCGTATGAACGTCGTCAGGATGTGATCACGCCGTTAGTAGGGATGGCGGTTGGGGTGGTTCCGTTGCCTCGTCCGATGCCGCAGAGCAACTACAACTTCCAGATTATGTCTGCAGAAGGTTTGCAGATTAAACGCGATGACGATGGCCTGTCCGGCGTTGTCTACGGCGCGAATCTGGATTAAGGAGAATTTATGCCGAAGTTTGAAGTCGTACGTGGCTGGCATGGCGTTAAGGTTGGGGATGTGCTGGTTCTGGATAAAGTTCATCCGGCGCTGGAATCTCATCTTCGCCTGATGCAGGGGGAAGCGGGTGGTGAACTTACCCCGGCAACTCCGGGCGCGGGCACTGATGTGAAATCCCGAAAAGAAATCATTGCTGAACGTCTGAAAGAACTGGGGATCGAGTTCAAAGGCAACCTGGGTGCGGAAAAGCTTTCTGAGCTGCTGCCACCTGGTGAGCTTGAAAACCTGTTCCCTGCTGAATAACCGCCGCGAAAGCGGTTTTTTTATGCCCCGTTCTGGCGGGGCGTCTTATTTCAGGAGTCTGTCATGGTCACACAGGAACAGGCACAGCAGTACCTGACCGGGCAGGGCATCGCTTTACCCGACTTCGTGCTGGCGGCGCTGATTGACCAGGCAAACGGCATTGAAGAATGCCTGGCACTTCATTACCCGGCATCGACAGCGCTGCTTATCCAGCTGTACCTGCTTGCGCTGATGGGGCTCGGGCAGGGGGATAAATACCTTACCAGCCAGACCGCACCTAACGGCGCTTCGCGTTCATTCCGGTATCAGTCGTTTTCTGACCGCTGGAAAGGGGCGCTGAGCCTGCTGCGCGGACTGGACAAACATGATTGCGCGACGGCACTTATCCCCCCCGATCCGACTGCCGCGCCAGCATTTGCGGGGATTTGGGTCGGTAAGGGCGGCTGTATGTGCAACGGGGGCCAGTAATGGCCTGGGTATCGGCGAAACAGCGTCTGCCGGAGCTGTTCGTTAAAGTCTGGGTGATGACAGACAGCGGCAGGAAGGTGACCGGCTACGTCAAAAGTAACGGCGAATGGTTCATCTTTTGCCGTGAGGTAGCCGCCGGGAACCCAGAAGTGATCAGCTGGGAGGAGTCATGAGCGCGACAGCGAACTGGGTATATACCAACCTCGCGACCATTTACCCGCGCACGTACGATGACTGGAAGGGTATCTGGCTGACCGGCACACCGTATCTTATCGACTGTACCTGGGAGATAAACCAGGAACAGGCGGTCGATGATGCCGGTGCCGAGTTCACCACTAACCTGATTATCTCCACAGAGTTGAAGCACAACGGCGCTGATGTCCGCAAGCCGCTGCGTAATGACTATGTCTCAGTGGGTGATACAACCGCCGAGCCGGACCCGGTAAAAGCCAAAGGTGATGTGATCCGGGCGGTCAGGATGTGGGATATGTCGTTTTTCGGCGAGGAACCCGACTACAAGATTCTGACCTCTGACCGTAATTAGCCCGGTGCCTGATAATTACAGGAGGCAGCGCTATGCCCGTTAAAGGTATCAAACGTGTTCAGTTAAACATGGGCAACGTGATTGGAAACATCACCGGGGCAGTGACAGAAAAGGTGATCACCGAAGTCATGATCGTCGGTTCCGGTTACGCGGCGCAAATCACCCCGATTCACACCTCCACACTGGTGAACAGCATGTATCGCGAACTGAAGCCAGAGCCGGGTGGCATGACCGGGCGTGTCGGCTATACCGCGAGCTACGCCGCCCGGGTGAATGCGGCCGGTGGCACGTTAAAAGGCAAGCCCCGCTCTGACGGCAGCGGTAATTACTGGGATCCGGATGCAGAGCCTGATTTTCTGCGTAAAGGGTTTGAGCGCGACGGCATAGCTGACATCAAAGCCACTATACAACGAGGCTACAAATTATGACGCGAAGCGATGTTTTTGACGCGTTACGCGCCTGGCTGCAGAGCCACAGTTTTGATACCGGCTACCGTGTACAAAAGCGGTTCTGGGTCGAGGTGGAAGATTCACAAAACGATCGCTATCTCGTTATCCAGCAGCAGGGCGGTGGCGCGGCAGAAGAGGCCATCACCCGCGACTACTTCCGCTTCATTCTGCTGACCGGGCAGAACGACGCTGACATTGATGAGGTAGAGAACACCGCCGACGCCATTCGCCAGGCCATGCTCGATGACTACTACACCGAATGCATCATCTCAATGCAGCCAGTCGGGGGCGTTCCCGCCTTCCGCACCGAAGAGGGCCGTTGCGCCTTCGAAATTAACTTCCAGACCATTATTTCCCGATAATACGGAGTAACACATATGACTTGTGAATCAGGTGCATTCACGGGGCGCGACGTCGTCGTTTATTTTGCGATTGGTTGCCCGGAGGTTCAGCCAACGCTGAGCCAGTACAAGCGCCTCGGCATGATGCGTGGCAAAACAACCGGCGTGGAATGGGAAACCGCAGACGCCACAGCAGACCAGAGCGCAGCGTATACCCAGGAAAATCTGGTTACCTATAAAAACGTATCCTTCTCCGGTGATGGCGTAAGCCGCAAGGAAGCTATCTACGGCCAGAAGGAAATGAAGCGCCATGTTTATAACCCGCCCGGAGAAACCAGCAACCAGCCTTACGTGTGGCTGAAAATTATCTCGCCGTTCGATATCACAGAAGGCCCGTTCCTGGTAACGAGCTGGCAGGATGAATCACCGCATGATGACGTGGCCACGTGGTCGATTGAAGCCTCCAGTGCCGGGCTGGTGGATGTGCGCGACGTCGGCGCAGTCATTAACATTACCTCCCAGCCGCAGAACCGCACCATCACAACCGGCGGCACGCTGACGCTTACCACCGCGGCGACCGTGACTGATGGTTCAGCGCTGACGTATCAGTGGAAGAAGAACGGCACGGATATCAACGGCGCCACGGCGGCTACCTACACCAAAGCTAGCGCGGTGGCGGGTGATGCCGGCTCTTATACCTGCCAGGTTTCATCGCCTACTGCCGGTACCGTCACCACGAATCCGGCAACGGTTGTGGTCAACGCGTCTTAACTGACAGGGGCGAAAGCCCCTTTGAGGTTTTATGCAGGCAATTACCGATATCGGCCAGGCTGAGATCCGCGCCGGTGGCCGGAGAATATTCCTCAACCCTTCGTTTCTTGCGATGTCGCGGATTGGCACACCGGAAGAGATTGTCGGGGCGTTCGTGACGGTGCACGGCGGGCATTATCCTGAACACCGGATCAGCGATATTGAAGTAATGCGCAGCATCCAGGCGCGTTGTTTCGCCGACATGGTTGTTACTGCGGCAAAGGTGGTGCAGGCGGCCTGTGATGATGATCTCCGCCAGGTTATTGGTGTCTGTTCTGTGACAGCAAAAGGCAAGCTTTCGTATCGCCCTGGCCTTCTGCCGGTATCGCACATTATCCAGCTGGCGCGCCATCTTATACGCCATGGGGTGGTGGGCGACCAGCCGCAGGAAGCCGCCAGCAAAGGTGAAGGAGAATACTCGGGGAAATTCGATGCCCGGTCTTTCGTTTATCTGGCGGTGGCACACCTGGGCATGAGCGAGTCTGACGCCTGGAACATGACCATGACCAGCTTCAGGGCGGCAATGAGCGCTAAATATCCGCAGAAGGAAGCCGCAAAAATCCCGACCGAGCAGCATTACGATGAGGCTATGGACTGGGCAGAGAAAATGTTTGCACTCGATGCGCAGCGGAACGGGCTGCACTAATCAGATCCATTTTTTGTTGGTTGATACTCAAGGCGGTTACCGCGATTTTTAGCACAAAGTGCGATCGATAAAGAAAAGGCCTTGAATCGCAGAAATTACACTCATGTGAACATCCTCGAACGGTATCACATCCTGTGATTACCACACAGGTAACTTCGCCGAACTTGCCGCTAACGTGTAAAAGCGTCATTCTGAACGTCGTCGAAAATGTAGACATCCTGACAGAAGTCTGATTGCCCAAATATCACTAATGGTATTAAACTCAGCGACTATAGCTGTCGCTATAGAGTTATATACTTTAGTTGAGGTTGATATGAATCCGTTGAATGCCATTACTTTCGCAGCGCTTTGTGGGCCATTGGCTCAACCTGCGGCTATGGCTCAGGAGTTTATCATTCAGCCAGCTCCTGTTATGTCAAATGCATCTCAGCACTCACCGAGCATCGAGGATTTTGGGCGAGGTCTTGAAGCCGGAAGGGAAGTACTCAATAAGCTGACCATTGCAGTTGATGATTTCTATCTTATATTGATTGGAATGTCATCTGACCATGCTCGTCAGGCTGTTGAACATAATGGAATGGACACTACAGAGGCGTGTGAGCTTTTCCTTAGGGCGTTTGAGGAAGAAGTAAAAGCAACTCTTTCACAGAATTTGCCTGAGTTTGTTGCTGGTGAATTAAAAAGTTATTGGCGGCATGTAGCCAAGGCGCGCTCCTCTGTTACGAGGCTAAATGACTTTGCGAAGAGCCTGAAAAAAGTACCTGAAACATTCCATGGTACTTCAGACCTTGACGGCCTGGCGGCGTTAGCAAAGCACACCACCGAACAGTTGAAAATCCTCCCCCTGCATTGATACGGATAAATCTGTGCATATCGAAGCTTCTATTAACGAGAAAACTAAAGAAAATTTTTTTGATGGAGTCTTTATCCAGTTCCCGGAGCTGGAAGCTTCGATAATTTCTGATTTTCAACGTTACAAATCTACCGGAAAGCTACCCCATTATTTCGGCAGAGACGTAGCTTTTACTCAGCCTTACGGTGCTTTCAGGGCAGGGTTGATGCATATTCATTTATGCCTTCCCCCTGGAAAGTTTCCTGAAAAACTTCCTCAGCCTGACCGTGTTTGTAAGAAAGGCGATCCAAAGAATGATGCTTGCCTTGTTTATGTGCAGGGTGAACTATACGAGAACAGGTATTCCCTGATCGCGATCATGCATCCTGATGCTCACACTAAAACCCGAGAGCATCAAGTTATGAGCTACCTTGCAAGGATTGCTCAGGACTTCAAAGACAATAATTGATCAGATTGTAACGCATTTAATTATGATAACCCGCTTAGCTGCGGGGTGCTTCGTTGCCTGAGATCAAAAAATCAGACCTGCCCGTTGCGCTGCCGCGCTCCCCTGATAGGATATGAATTTCGTTATTGCTGGGGAAATGGAATGAAAGTATTTTTTTGGGGATGCGTATTGTGGTTAATAACCGCCACGTCTAATGCCGCTGACACCTACCAATGTAGTTACGCAAAAGCTGGTCTTACAAATGGCGTCATGGGTAACATGAGCTTACCAGTTCCTGCAAAAGTGGAAGTTTTAGGTGATTCGATAAAATTGCATCGCCCAGATGGAACATTTGTTTTTAGTCCACCTCTTACTCAAAACAGAGGGGCGCTAAAAATGATTGATGATGGTTCAAAGGTATATGTCGCGGCAACTGATGGCTCTAACTTCGCTGTTTCTGACAGGATAGGCAAAGTAACGGAGCAGTGGGATAAATGCCAAGTAATGCAAAAGGAAAGTGAAAGGATAAAACCGATCGATAATCCAAAATGGCGAAATTTGACTACAGCGGAAAAAACGGCTGTAGAAAAAGCTATTACCGATAAATTAAAAGATCCTTATAGTGCTAAATTCAAACATTCCCAATTTATATCCAATGGAAATGGTGAATATTGTGGATATGTGAATTCAAAAAATTCCTATGGGGGGTATGTTGGCAATACACCTTTCCTAATAATGATCGTTGGTAAAGGAAAGGACCTCAATGCTGCCGTCATATCTTTCGGTAGCGATGAGAGCGAACAATTGGCTACTCAACAGGTATGTCAACAGATCGGTTATTTCTGAAGCTCAAGCGTGATATAACATCGAATTAAACCCCGCCTCGTCGGGGTTTTTTATTGCCTGGAGAAAATACATATGTCCGAAAATGTAGGTGAGATTGTTTACATAATTCGTGCGGACACAGCCCAATTGCTTTCTGCTGGTCGTAATGTTGTCGATATGACAAACGATCTCCAGAGTAATTTTGATGATACCGATGAATCAGCGGACAACTTGAATACGACACTGTCGAAACTCGCAGCAACGATCAAGTTAATCTTCGCCGCTGGGGCGTTGCGTGAGATGGCAAAAATGGTGCAGAGCTATCAGGAGATGGCCGAGCGCGTTCAGATGGCGACATCAAGTCAGGCTGAATTTGAAAGCGTTCAGAGGCGCTTACTTAATACAGCTAACGGGACTTATCGATCTTTAGCAGAGGCCCAGGAGCTTTATATTCGAAGCGCCGACGGTCTGCGCAGCATGGGTTATTCCACTGAACAGGCTATCGATGTACAGGACTCAATGTCTTATGCTTTCGTTAAGAACGCCACCAGTGCGGACCGGGCCGAGTCAGCTATCAGTGCATTCACCAAAGCGATAAACACCGGGAAAGTTTCCGCCGATCAGTGGGAGTCCATCACTACCGCCATCCCAACCGTGATCAATGATATTGCCACCGCCAGCAAAAAAACCTCCGCCGAAGTGCGAGCGATGGGCGCAGCAGGCAAGTTAACAGCATCAGATTTAAGCGAGGGATTACGCCAGTCACTCAATGAGAACGCAGCCGCAGCGGCGGGGATGTCCAACAACCTTACCGATGCTGGCGTGAGGATGAAAACGGCCTTTACTGAAGTTTTGGTGGCAATCGAGGGCCAGACAGGAGCGCTACAAACCTTTACCAACGGTCTTATTGCTGCCGCTGACACTATTCTGGAGTTCGGTCGAGACTCTGAAAGCATGGCTGGGTTCATCGATACAGCAACTATTGCTGCGCAAGCATTTGCTCTTGTGTTGGCTGGTCGGTATGCAGGTGCATTAAAAGCTGGCATTGCCGGTAAGATTCAGAATATCGCCGCGAATCGCCAAATGGTAACTGCTGAAAATCAGGCGGCTCAGGCTGCGCTCTTTTCAGCCAATGCCACACAGCGCAGGTCGCTAGCAGATAAGGAAGCTGCGATTTCTGCGCTTAACCTTGCTCAAGCTGAATATAACGTTGCAAGGGGTAGCGCGGCAGAAATGTTAGCGCTCGATAACCTTATCGCCGCAAAGACAAGAGCAACCGCAGCCTCCATCGTGTTAACTGAAGCAGAAACAGCACAGGCAGCAGCTACCGTTCGCGCTACTGCCGCTGCAAGCGCTGCATCCGTTAGTATGGGATTAATGCGCGGCGCGCTTTCTCTGCTTGGCGGGCCTGCTGGCATTGTTATGATCGCGGCGGGAGCCTTACTGTATTGGTGGCAAAGCGCTAAACAGGCGAAAGAAGAAGCTCTTAGTTTTGCTGATTCTCTGGATGGCGTTATTGCCAAGATGAAGGAGATGAATCAGGCGCAGCTTGTCGGCACAATGGCAGATATAGCTAAATCTATAGAGGCTCAAAAAGATCACATTGATGACCTCAATAGCTCTGTAAAGGAAGCACAGTCAGAGTATGACAAATACATCACCCTTGCAAAGCAAATGGGCGTCGCTCAGGATCAGAATAATGGCTATGTAAAAAAAGCTAACGAATGGCTTTTGACTTTAAATCAGCGAAAAAGAGATGTCAGTAATGCGACTGATAAATTAAATCATACAACTGAGCAACAATCTCTTATTCAGGGGCAACTCAATCAAAAAGCAAGAGAATCCGAAGAAGCCTTCAATATTCTTGAAAATAACCTCAAGAATAAAATTCCCAATGCAAGTTCCGCCGCAATAACAGCAATGGCCTCGACTATTCAGGTACTGGATAGCCTTAATAAAAAAGCCGCGAACGCTGGAAATATACAACCTGCGGAACCGGAAGACTCCCCCGAAGCGAAGAAACTCATTCAGAACGCCGAACGCCGCCTTGCGCTTTCAAAGCTTGAGGGCGAGGCAAGAGCAAGACTGCAGGCGCAATTCGATGCTGATGACGCCGGGATTACTGATGAGAAAAAAAGAAAGGCCCTTGCGGATCAATACGCTGAAACAGAGCGGTTAACCAGCGCAAGAAAAGCCGCAAACAAGGAAGCGAAGAAGTCCGCTGACGACGCAACGCAATTTTTATCTCGTCAGCAGTCTGCACTGGATCGACTCAACACCGGTTATGCCGATGGCTCGCTTGAACTGGCGAAGTACGATGCGGTTATGGCGCTTGGAAATAAAGCGACTGACGCGCAAATAGCTAAGGCTGAGCAGCAGGCCGACGCAATCTGGAGAAGTCAGCAGGCGATAAAGGCCGCTGCGGAGGAAGAGAAAAAGCGCACTCAGGCCAGTCAGAACTTCACCAGCCTGCAGGGGCAGGTATCACCAGTTGCAGCGGTCGATAACTCATATCTGACGCAAATGGCGCAGCTCAATGAGTACGTAACCCTTTATCCGCAAAAGATCGCGGAAGCCGAAGCGTTACGGGCCAGCATTGAGGAACAGTATCACCAGCGGCGCATGGCGGCCATGTGGGAAGAGTGGCAGCAGCAAAGCCAGATTAACAGCATGATTGGCGCCGCCGTGGACTCCTTACAGGGCGGGGCAACCAGCGCCATTACTGGCCTGATAAACGGCACTCAGAGCCTGCGGGAATCTTTCGCCAACATCGGCACCACGATTTTAAACAGCGTGGTAGGCAGCTTTGTTCAGATGGGTATTGAATGGGCTAAAAGTCAGCTTATGGGCCAGGCGGCTGCGGCTGCTTCTCTGGCAGCAACTACTGCCCAGGCTTCAGCTGCCGCAGCTGCATGGGCACCCGCTGCTATGAGCGCTTCAATCGCGACGTACGGCAGTGCTGCTGCGGTGGGGCAATCAGCGTACGCTGGTTCAATGCTTGCAGCCAAGGGGCTGGCGCTTGCTGGCGGTCGCCGTTATGGAGGCGGGGTATCAGCGGGCAACGCCTACCGCATTAACGAGGATGGGCGCTCTGAGGTATTCCAGACAGCTGGTGGCCAGCAGATATTTATGCCGAACAAGTCAGGGAAGATTATTCCAGCAGATAAAGCAGGCGGCGGGGGTAGTGTTGTTCAGCACATTACTTTTGAAATCAACACTACCGGTGGAATCGACCAGGCAACGATGAAGCAGATGGAAGGGATGATGAAGCGTGTGGCTCTCTATCATATCAGCGACCAGTCGTCTCGCCCCGGAGGCTTAATCCAACCCAGGAATAAACGCTAATGCCTGAAATCTTCACCTGGAAACCTCAGCGCGGCTATAGCGCTGAACGTACCCCGAACGTGGCCATCGTGAAACTCGGCGATGGCTACGAGCAGCGCCAGAAGAAAGGCATTAACCCGCTGATGTCAAAATACTCGCTGACGTTTCGCGGCGTTAACGGGCCGTGCCGTGTGAACCCGGCGAAACAGGCCGAGGCGTTTCTGACAGCACGCATGGCGGTGGAGTCTTTCTACTGGACGCCATCGGATACGGGGGTACAGGCGCTGTTTGTCTGCCGCTCCTGGAACATGACAAAGACCGGGCCGCTCTATGAACTGACGGCCACTTTTGAACAGGTACCACGATAAAGCCGAAAGGCGGGAGAGAATTATGTCTTTGGATAACAAAGTTGAATTGCTGAATATCGAAATTAAAGAACTGCGCGGGATTATTGCTGAAACAGAAAAGGCATTTGCTAATTTTCAGGAAGATGTTAATGCCCGGTTTAAAGCGGCCCAGGAACAGACCGCAAATTACAGGTTGAAGCTAGGCGTTAACCTTTCTTAATAGTCGAAAGGTTATCTACCCATTGCTGAATGTTAGGGTTATTTAACGAGCTAAGCTCTTTGATTATTTGGTTACGATCATTCTCACTAATTTTACATGCGATGGACAACATGATCATTTTAAGATCATTAATCTGTTGCGAGATCTGCTGAGGTGAATTTGCGGGTGAATCAAAATTAAACGTTGTCTGTATCTCTTCCATCATATTGAAATCCTTATTAAAAAATTTAAGATTAATCAGCCATCTCTCCCAATTGAGTGCGTCAGCGTCCCTCCGCTGACGGGCTGAACCCACAACATAACCAGGGATAGGGATATATCCCATCCTGATATTCGAACAGTAGCCACCTCCGGGTGGCTTTATTTATGGGAGATTTTCGTGCGCGACATTCCACCAGAGCTAATTATCGAAAGCGTTGACGCCGGAGTCGGCGCGTTTATAGATCTCTTTGAAGTCGATCTCCGGCCGTACGGCGGCGATGTTGTGCGATTCCACTCCGGTACCAACGGCTTTTACAACAATGTTATCTGGCGCGGTAACGCCTATCCCGCTTATCCCATCGCTGTCGAAGGCTTCGAGAGCCGGAATGAAGGTACCTATGCGCGCCCGGTTATGGCTGTCGCGAACGTCACGGGTATGATTTTTGGGATGAACCATGATTTCGAAGATCTGCTGGGTGTAGTTGTCACGCGCCGCCAGGTGCCGGTGAAGTATCTTGATGCGGTTAACTTCCCCAACGGTAATCCGGAAGCAGATCCTACTGTGGAGGCAGTGTCCCGTTACGTTGTCGAGGAGATGACAGAGGAAACCTCAGAACAGGTGACTTATTCTCTCGCAACGCCGGTGGACTGCGACAACGCTATTATCCCGGCGCGTACTATCCTGGCGGATGTATGCCAGTGGGTTTATCGCGGTACCGGCTGCAATTACGACGGACCGCCGGTCGCCGATGAACGGGACAACCCGACCAGCAATCCTGCGCTGGACAAATGTTCTCACCGCCGTACAGGTTGTCGCTTCCGGTACCCGCGACCGTACCCCATGCCAATCAGCAGTTTCCCTGGTTCACAGAAGGTTTCCTGATGCAGGAATTACTCGAGTATGCGGCCTCGTCGCAGGATGAAGTGTGCGCACTGATAATCAACGATACACGCCTTTACCCGTGCCGGAATATACATCCCGATCCGGCTCACCATTTCCGCATCAGCGATGAAGACTGGCTGGCAGCGGAAGAGGCGGGGGAAGTCACTGCGGTATTTCACTCACATCCGCAGGCGGTACCGGTGTTGTCAGGTGCTGACCGCGCCATGCAGGTTATGACAGGCCTACCCTGGTGGCTGGCGTGTAACGGCGAGCTGCGAAAGTTCCGCCCGGTAGCGCACCTGCTGGGCCGGAGTTTTGCGCATGGGGTGACAGACTGCTACACGCTGTTTCGCGATGCGTATCACCTGTGTGGCATTGACCTGCCGGATTTTGCCCGGACAGAAGGCTGGTGGCTGCGCGGAGAGAATCTCTATCTCAGGAACATGGCGGCCAACGGTTTTCATCAGATTTCCGCCAGCGAGGCCGTACCCGGTGATGTGATCCTCCGCCAGCCGTTCCCGGGTGCTGACCCGTGCCATGCGATGATCCTTCTGGAAGACAACATGGTGCTTCACCACGACCATGCCGGACATCTGAGCAGGCGCGAACCCTACCGCATGGCTTTTCTAAAGCAAACCCATTCCATCTGGAGGCATCACCGGTGCTCATCTTTAGATTTGCGGGGCATTTCCGCAGACATTTCCGCCAGGTCACATTAAACGTCGATACCCCCGCACAGGGGTTACGTCTGCTGCTGGCCCAGTGTCCGGAATTCAAAAAAGACTTCCTCAGGTCACGGGTGCGCGTCCGGATTGCCGGCGAAGACGTTGCAGCAGACGCGATGCGCTGGCATCTGGACAGGCGTCTGGCTGAGGGTTCCAGTGTACTTTTCGTGCCGGTGGTTGAGGGGGCGATTACCGCAGCCGCAGCCGCGTGGATCGCAGTGGCGGTAAGTGTCGCCTCCATTGCCTACAGCGTATATATGTCCCGCAACATGAAAACCAAAACCTCAGCTGAGGCGGCGGAAAACAACACCATCACAAACAACTCTTTTACCAGTGCGGAGAACCGCGCCGGGCAGGGGCGGCCAGTGCCGATCCTGCTCGGGGAAATGGTGTGTGGCTCTAATGTTATTTCCCTCGGTATCGACACGACAAACAACCAGGACTGGACAGAATCAATAAGTTAAGGTGGTATTATGTCTTCAGGCGGTGGCAAGGCCAGCACTCCCAGACTTCTCGACGATAACCTCAAATCAAAACAGTTTTACCGCGTGCTTGATCTCATCAGTGAAGGCCCGATTTACGGACCGGTTGACCAGTCACACCTTTCTTCTTTCATGCTGAATAAAACGCCCATCACGGATCCTGCCGGTAACGTCAGCGTGAACGGCGTGAGCGTGGCCTGGCGACCCGGTTCGGAATTCCAGAGCCCCATCAACGGTTTTTCCGCCATCGAGGCGACCAGCATCGTTAATACAGAGGTGACTTTCAACACGCCACTGGTCCGCACAGTCTCCGATCAGGATGTCACACGCGTGAGGCTGAATATCGGCGTGACGGGGCTGGTCGAGCAGGATACAAAAGGGAACCAGAAGGAAACCTCTGTGACGATGGTGATCGAAACCCGCGTTGCCGGCGGGGCGTTCATTCAGCAAAAAGTGGTTACTATCACCGGGAAAATATCTGGCGAATATCTGGAGGCGCACGTCATCGAGGCACCAGCAACGAAACCCTTCGATATCCGCGTTCGCCGCATCACGCCTGACAGCAACAGCGACCTGCTGTCCAACGGTACTATCTGGAACAGCTACAGCCAGATTACTGACGACAACCTGAACTACCCGTTTTCGGCTATTGCCGGTGCAGTGATTGACCGTGACCAGTACAGGGACACCCCGGCTCGTACCTATCACCTGCGCGGGCTGATTGTCGATGTGCCGGATAACTACGATCCGGTTGCCCGCACATATAACGGATTGTGGCTGGGGGGATTTAAGAAAGCGTGGACGAACAACCCGGCCTGGCTCTTTCGCGAGCTGGTGAAAAATACGCGATTTGGCCTGGCCCGGCGCGCGGGTTATATCGATGTCGACGACGGTGCGCTTTATATCCTGTCACAGTACTGTGATCAGCTGGTAAACGACGGGTATGGCGGGAAAGAGCCTCGCATGACACTGAACGCCTATATTACCGAGCAGGCCAGCGCCCGCGATATCCTGGATAAAATCGCCGGGATGTTCCGGGGCATCGCCCTCTGGGATGGCCTGCGCCTCACGGTCATGCTGGACACGCCTCAGGATCCGGTTGCCGCCATTACCAATGCGAATGTTGTAGACGGGAAATTCAGCCGCAGCTCGGTTAAACGGGCCGAAAAATACAATGCGGTGGTCGTGTCATGGACTGACCCGGATAACGGCTGGGAGCAGGTAAAGGAATATGTTTCCGACGATGCCATGATCGCGCGCAGTGGAACCTACAACGAAACAACGCTTGAGGCGTTCGGCTGCACTTCACGCGGGCAGGCCTGGCGCGCCGGTAAATGGCTGCTGGAAACCGCAAAACGGGAGAGCAGCCGGTTAACCTTCCAGATGGCCCGTGATGCGATTGCCTTTACGCCCGGCGACATCGTGGAGATTATGGATAACGACTACGCCGGGACACGTCTGGGTGGGCGTATTGTCTCGCACTCCGGCGCGAATATTACCGTAGATGCGGACGTCTCCGGTCTGGTTTCGCCAGGCGACAACATGTCGCTTATGGGCAGCAATGGAAAGTTTGTGAAATACCCCATTGTCAGCGTATCCGGGCACGTCATTACTTTGCGCAGCGCTCCCGCCTGGGTGCGTGACGGGACTGTTTTTGCTATTTCAGTCAGTGAACTGTCCGTTCGTCTTTTCCGTATCCTGAGTATTTCTGAAACAGAAAATAACTCGGTTTACAGCATTACGGCGGGACAGCACGACCCGAACAAACAGGCCATTGTGGATGAGGGCGCTGTTTTTGAAATGCCCATCGACACCCTGAATGGCTACCGGGTACCGAATATCGAGAACCTTCGCATTCTGAACACCAACAGCGAAACCGTGCAGGTGACGGCGACATGGGAAACCGCCACCACCACCAAAAAGCTGGTGTTCGAACTGTATGTCTATAACGAAAGCGGGGCGGTTGTTGCACAGTATGAAACCGACCAGTTTCGCTATGACTTTTACGGGCTCAGTGCCGGGGATTACATGCTCGGGGTGCGTGGACGCAACGAGAACGGCATGAAGGGTGCCGAAACCCAGGTGAACCTGATTATCGGTGCGCCACTGGCACCGTCATCCGTTATCTGGACGCCTGGTCTTTTCTCAGCAGATATCGTCCCGGTTATGCGTGTGACTGCCACTTCAGATACCACCTTTGAATTCTGGTACAGCGGTGAAAATCGTGTTCTTAACCCGGCGCTTATTGAAGACCAGACGCAGTTCCTCGGGCGATCAAGCCAGTGGAATCTTCACGGACTGAAAGCGGATACCACGTATTACATGTACGTGCGGACGCGCAACGCGTTCGGCGTGTCGGGTTTTGTTGAGGCATCAGGCAAGGCGTCGTCAGATATCCCTGGCATGATCGATTACATCGATGAAGCGGTGCGTGATTCAGAGGCATTTAAGAATGTGCAGGCCGGGATAGATTTCAGTCTGGAAGCGACGATGCAGAACACGCTGGCCCAGGTGGAAGGGGCGCAGATCCAGTATGAACAGGTGGGACTGGCGCGTGCTGAAATCTCGCAGGCCAGGATTACCATTGCGGATAATGAACGGGCTTTCGCGCAGTACCAGGAGCTTGTGGCCGTTCAGTTTGGTGATGCTGCTGCAGAAATCAGTGAAGTTAAAACCGCACAGGCTAACGCCGACGAGGCGTTCGCTGAATACCGGCTTTCAGTGGCGGCCGACTTTAACGGTGTTAAAAGCAGCATTACCACCATTCAGGAGGCGCAGTCTTCAGCCGAACAGGCCTTTGCACAATACCAGACGCAGGTAGCAACCCAGCTCGGAAACCAGCAGGCAGCCATTAACCAGAAGCTCACTTCTGTTATTACCGATAACGGTACCGCAAAGGTTTCATACACCCTGAATCTTGGCGTGCGGCGTGGCGAGCAGCTCTATAACACCGGCTTTGGGATGTCACTCGAGCCGAACGGCAGCGGGGGGTATAAATCGACGGCAGTTTTTGCTGCTGATCAGTTCGGTATTTATTCCGGCAGCGATCCGGGCAGTTATGAAGCCGCGTTCTTTGTGTTCAATGGTCAGGTGTTTTTACGGTCTGCGTTTATTCAAAACGGCAGTATAGATAACGCCAAAATAGGTAACTTCATTCAGTCGAATAATTTTGTACCCGGCGTCAGTGGCTGGCGATGGGACAAAAACGGCACATTTGAAAACTATGGCACAAACGGACTGGGTGCCAAAAAGGAAACTAACATAACCACCAGTGTCAGGGATGCTAACGGCGTGCTTCGGGTGCAGATCGGTTATCTGACGGGGGTTTTCTGATGTGGGGGATCCAGACGTGGGACGGCGCAGGCCGTCCAAACAACTATGGAATTAAGCCGGTATCAGTTATTGGTGTCATACCACTGGCGGCCGGACAAAACAGCGGGGCATGGTCTTTTCCAGTTCCCGCCGGGTTCAGGGTGGGTTTTGTGGTATCTCTGGATAACGGCGGAACTACGGTGGGCCGCCGGATCGTGGCCTCCGGAAACACCATAACCATTCTGCCCGCAAGCGAGGCTGGCGTCGGTAATTATCCCGCCTCTGCATGCGAACTGGTCGTGTTTATGGAGAGAGCTTAAATGTCTTATGGAGCAATGATATTGCTGGAAAACGGCAATCCGTTTGTTACGCCACAGTCAACGCCATTTTGTTTATACCGTAAGGTTGTGGTTAATTCTGACGGCAATGGCGTGGCGTCCGCTGATATTCCGATAGATCCTTCCTGGCCGGCTATCGCATTCTGCCGCATATCAAATACCAGTGCGCCAACATATACCAACGTTGCCAGAACCGGAGGCGTGATCAGAGCATCCTCCTCAACGCCGGTCGGGGCCGCAAAAACCCCACACACACTCACAGTATATGTTTTTGCAATATTTCCTCAAACGCTGCCTGCATGGGGTTTTGCCATCTGGGACGCTACCGGGAAACTGGTGCTGACCAATGAAAGCCGGGTGCTGTCTGATTTAGTGACGGTCGGCACGCCGGGCGCCGGCGGGGGAATAAATATCGACCAGACGCTGGCTGGCTCGTGGGCGGTCGCTCCCACGACTCTGGGAATGTCATTATGGCAGATTATGGTCCAGGGTCAGCCGGTCATTATCAGCATTGCTGCCTATACCGGTTGTCGCTTTGATGGTGTAACTACCCGTATAAATGCCGTCGGTAATCAGGTCGGTCAGGGCAGCCCGGCAGGAGGAAGTAATACCGGTATAACCCTCACTGCCATTAACACAGCCGCGTACGACTGAATTTATTAATCGTTAAAGCTCAGGTACAGAAACAATTATTTGTTATGTACGTCAATTACTATTTTGCCGGCATTATCCAGCCGTTTTTTCAAATATGTCCCAACCGGGTCCTGAGTGCTTTTAACTTCATTAACATATTCTGAATTCAGTTGATTGTATTTTTCCTGTAAAGCGAGGGCTGCTTCGTCATCAAACATCTCACCACGGCGAACCTTGCCGGAGAGATTAATGGCAGTCGCCACGTATGTCCGCGCCTGGGGGCTGCTGTAAACAAAATCGTCAGCCTTCACTTTTTTGGTAACACAGGATGCCATTTCAGGGAATTTATCGAACACCTTTTCACACTCCCTCTGCATATCGGCGATAGAAGCCGAGGAGGCAGCAAACGGCAGTAAAACTAAACCTAAGCACATTTTTTTCATGAGTCACTCCTTTGTTGCGCCTGAAATTACCATGAAGTAATCACAACCAGGAGCAAAATATATTAGCCCCGCAATGATCGGGGTATTTTTATGCCCAAATTTTGGAGACATTATGTCCGCAGGAACTCTCAAACTGACCAACAATTCAACGGCAGTGGTTGGTACCAGTACGTTATTCACCACGGATTTAAAACCGGGCGATTTCATCACCGCGACAATCGGCGGCGTGCTGTACACCCTGCCGGTTGATACGGTGACAAGCAACACAGCGGCAACGCTCGTCAGCGCATTCACGGGACCAACCACCACCGGCGCGGCGTGGGCGGCAGTACCGCGCAAAGTTCAGAACCAGGTAACGGCCGAGCTGGTAAATCAGAGCACGGCGGCAACTCGCGGACTGCTCGCCGAGAAGGGGAACTGGACAAAGTTTTACACAGCGCCGGGCGATATTACGATGCAGTTTGCCGACAACGTGGCACCTGTTTCCGGTCCGGGCTGGCAGAAAATGGCCGGGCTGGTCGGTTCCTCTCAGCAGTGGCGCGGAAACCTGCCTGCTGCAGCCAACCTGAATGCGTACGGACCGACGCCCGACTTTACCGGAATCTGGAACCGCTCATCAAACACCAACACCACTGCCGCGTACGGGTTCCCGGAGGACAACGGGCAGGGGATTCTGGAAGTGTTTGCAGGCGGACGCTACGGAGGTATGCAGCGCTATACGGTATCGATGAACGGCAACGTTTATGTCCGCTCGCTGACTGGCGCATGGAACGGGACTGACGGGCCATGGGGCGAATGGAGTTTATGCGGCGTTAATACCCGGCCGGGTATTTACTCCGGAGATTTAAATCTGTTAGTCACTCCGGGTGTCTGGTCTGTCGGAGACAGTAATACCGGCACAACAAATGCGCCAAGTGTGTTCGGGCAAACTACAAGCAATGGTATCTGTGAGGTCATTTTAAGAAACGCAGGGAATACTGTTTTACAGCGATTCACAACAATGACTTCAAGTGCAACGACATATAACTATACGTGGCAACGCACGTTATATGGCACAACCTGGTCGCCATGGGAACTGGTCGGAAAAAAGGCGCTGAATGATTTGGGGATTGGTGCAAATACTGCCTCAGTAATGCCATCTTTTGACTGGCAACAGATGGATTTTTACACAGCGGCTAATTACCTTGTAATTTTTTCCAGCATGACCAATACCCCGCCTGATATTTCATACACGGCCGGGACTTATGTTTGGGTTCGTGTTGTAGGCTCAAACGGTCAATCTGTCAGCGTGGAATTAGTTTCCAGCACAAGCGTTGATGGTAATTACAAAATTTATGAGGTTTTAATTGGTGGAACAAAGGGCGCTCGAACTTTCAGTGTCCGACAGGTGTTCACTAATACCGACGTGGTTCCGGTTGCGAATGGCGGAACAGGGGCAACTACTCCGGCCGGGGCGCGTTCCGCTATGCAGCTCGGCGACTCCGCGACTAAAAACGTTGGCTCTACAGCTGGCACCGTTGCAGCGGGCGATGATTACCGTATTAAAGATGCCGCATCTGTCAAAGGGGCCGGATTTACAGGCGTTATCGATTTCCTTAATTATACGACTTCCGGAGATCCCGGAGAGGCCATCATCCTGCGCGCAGCGCACGGTGTCTCAAACCCGGGCGAGTTTTACAATAATTTCTGGAAGGCATTTGCGCCCGACGGGTCGTTCAGCCGTATGCAGCATTACACGACCTCGTATCACAGCATACGCATGGTTATTGCGGGCGCGACCGGCGGGACAGGTGTTTTCACGTTCGGCCAGACAGGGAATGCCATCGCAAGTGGATCATGGGTCAACTCTGGTTGTGATGAGCGTATTAAAGACGACATTACACCCATTGAAAGTCCGCGAGATATTTTGATGAATATCAGAGCGGCCACATGGAAATATCGACACAAAGGTGCCGAGGGGCGTTTCGGGATCGGGGTTATTGCCAACGATCTAGGCAAGTATTTCCCTGAGGCTGTAATCAATACCGGACCCCGTGAGCTTGATGACGGAAGGGTGATTGATGATGTACTGGCGGTTGAGGCAGGTGATTCCGGTGCCATGGTGGCGGTGCATCATGCCGTACTGCAGTCACTTGTCGAGGAAAATCGTTCACAACAGCTCGAAATTGAAGTACTTAAGTTAAATTTGGAAGAGCTGAAGAAAATGGTGGAAGGGCTTATTAATAAGTAAGTCCTGTCATCAGGGTACCCTGCCAGGATCAACGGAGAAAAAAAGCCCGCACGGTGCGGGCAAAAAAAACGGTAGTCTTATTTTCACTCCCTCGCTCAGGCAAGGGTAACTAACTTATCGACATTAATATTGATAACTTTAGCGCAATAAATCAGTTGCTTAATTCAGCGATTACGACATCCTGCGCCACAGCGAAAAGCTGATTGAGGTTCCAAATCTGCTCAACGCGAAGGGTAGCAAGGGTTTACTGTTTTAGCAGGGCGCAATATTCATCGGTCGAAAATTAGACGAGGCATGCTGTCGCCACGTGACAAACATCACTGTAATCAACGTTGATAAACAGAGTTGTCATGTAATGATGAAGTCCCGGGGATGGGAAAAGAATGTTGCGCACTGGGGATGCTAATAGTTATCTGATAAATGAAAAAGCGTTAGAATGAATCAGTTGGACTGTTTAATGCTCAAAATAGAGTAATAAAAATAAAACAGGACAATTAACAGGATAATAAAAGCGACTCGGTGAGTCATGTTTTAATCAAATCAAATGGTTATGGTTTAAATGCGGATATTGCTGAGTAACGATGATGGAATTCATGCGCCGGGGATCCAGACTCTGGCGAAAGCCTTACGCGAATTTGCTGAGGTGCAGGTTGTCGCGCCCGATCGCAATCGTTCGGGTGCGTCTAACTCATTAACGCTCGAATCTTCCCTGCGTACCTTTGACTATCCCAACGGCGATATCGCTGTGCAGATGGGCACTCCTACCGATTGCGTTTATCTGGGCGTGAATGCGCTGATGCGCCCGCGTCCGGACGTGGTGGTGTCAGGAATCAATGCTGGCCCCAATCTGGGGGACGATGTTATTTATTCCGGCACTGTGGCCGCGGCGATGGAAGGACGTCATCTCGGCTTTCCCGCTCTTGCGGTTTCGCTCAATGGCTATGAGCATTATGAAACGGCGGCGGCAGTCACCTGCACCATTTTGCGAGCCCTCGAACGTGAGCCGCTGCGTACTGGCCGCATTCTTAATATCAACGTGCCCGATCTCCCGCTTTCAGAAATTAAGGGGATTCGGGTTACGCGCTGCGGCAGCCGCCACCCCGCCGATAAAGTTATCCCGCAGGAAGATCCACGCGGTAATACGCTGTACTGGATTGGCCCGCCGGGTGAGAAATTCGATGCCGGTCCGGAAACCGATTTTGCCGCCATTGATGAAGGTTATGTTTCCGTAACGCCGCTTCATGTGGATCTGACCGCGTACGGCGCGCAGGAGGTTGTCTCCACATGGCTTGATCGTGCAGGAGTGGCTGGGCAATGGTAA